TTATCTTGTGGAAAAGCATTATCGAACATTTCTTTGTCACTCATAATTTAAATGCCTGCAGAGTTTCTAATTTTTCTTCAGCATTAGATATTTTTTCAATAAGTTTATCGCATTCATCTACATGTTGTGGATGTTCTCCTATACCCACAGGTTTTTCCATGTAAATTTTTAATGTTGCTTCTGCCTCTGAAATTTGTGCATTGTATCTATCTTCTAAAGCTTGTATTATTAAATTTCTAAACACCGCACATTCCTTCGCATTCATTGTTAAACAAATCTTGTTGACTATCTTCTTTAAATTTTACCTCATCTAAAGGTTTACACTGCCTATGAACAAAGTTTTTGACTGGTGTATTATACATTCTCATATGTTTATCAAATTCTACAGCTTTTTCAAACTCTTTTGGTCTATTATTTTTCATATCTAACCAAAAAGCATCATCATGAAATGGGCAACCAATGCAAGCTGATTTAGCTGGTGTTCTATAACCTTTACCCTCATACCATTTAAGGCAATCCTTTCGTGACATATTCTTTTCGATTAAAGGCCAAGTGTTTTTTTGCCACCAAAATCTTGAAGGTTTCATTCTCATTATTTCATCAGTAGAGATGCCAACCCATACCTCTACCCAATCATCTTTTTTCATTCTCTGCCTTGGTTTATAACCTAAAACTTCTCTTATCTTTTTAGCAATTGGAGTAATCTTGTACTCTCGTGTGCATTGTCTACGACCCATACCTTTTTTACCTTTTTCATTTAATGTATAGAATGGAGCAGAAGCAAATTGATTACCTCCTGGAGATAAAGCTTTCAATATATCTTTATCTAAATCTCCTTTTTTACAAATATGTATTGGTATGGATATTGTTTTTTTAAGCCACTCTAAATGTTCTAACACGGGAGCAGGTTCCCAACCTGTATCAGCGAATACCATAAAGTCTGGTTTTTCTTCAAATAACCCTTCATGTGCCATCAGAGCCATTGTGCTTGATTGTACACCAGCACCCAATGACAATACTCTTGCAAGCGGTTTATCTTTTCTTTTAATCAATTTTCCTTCTATTCTTGTTATCATGTTTTTTCATATATATTAAATAGTCTTCACCAATAGGATAGTGATATTTATAGTCTGTGCTTAAAATATGCAAAGTATCTCTTGCACGAGTTCCACCTGTATACCAAACTTTTTTTTCGTGAGACTTTTCTTGTTTATTTTTGTGCCTGTAACTAGCTGGCCAATTAGCCTTAGAATATAATACAACATGATTTGCTTCATCACCTTTGACACTGTGTATTGTATCAATTACTACTCTTGGTGCTTCATCTAATGTTTTAGTTCCATATCTTTTTAATAGTCTTAAAAAATATATAGCTTGTCTTGGTGAAAAATTTCTTTTTAATATCCACCACCATTGTTTATTTTGCATTTCGTCTTGCATATCAAGACCACACCATTCTCTCAAATCATTAAAATTATATTCTTGAAAGTCTGGTACACCCTTCCAAAATTTTGGTGTTCTAAAATCAGAATCTTTAAGTTCTCTAATGTATTTGAACATAATTTCAGCATCTTTTTTACCTATTTTTTTTCCATTACTCACAGCTGTCCATGCTTTTATTGCTTGCCATTGTTTTATATCAAATGATTTGTTGCCTTCATTATCAGAAAAATAAATACCTGCGTCTTTTGCTAAAGATTTAAGTTCATTCACGGTATTGTGCACTCTACCTAACAAAAACCATGTGCCCTCAAGATTAAATGGTATCTCTTTAAAATTTAAATATCTTTTTACAGCACTTTCCTTATCTTGTGGACTAAACGTTTTATCAATACTATCTAAAATTCCTTGACGCATAACCTGTGTAAATTCATGTATAGCTTTGCCATATCTTCTTGTCTTTTTCAAAACAACTTTTCTACCTGGAAAATAATGTGTAAAGTATTTAGAATCTGCTCCATTCCATTGATATATTGCTTGGTCATCATCACCTGCTAAATAAATTCTTTTAACATTGTCTACCATTTTATAAATTACTGACCATTGAAGTGGTGTAAAATCTTGAGCTTCATCTAAAATTAAAACTTCCAATTGTGGGAAATCTATAGAATCTATTGCCCTTTCGATCATGTCTGTAAAGTCTATAAAAGAAACTTCTCCGCCTGCTCTTTTGTAATGTTCATAAGTATCTATCTTTCTCAAAAAAACATCTAATGAATCTTGTCTATTACTTTCTTGTTTGTAAATACGAATTGGATCTTGCATCATATTTCTTGCTTTATCATAAACACCAAGAGACCAGTCTTTATAAGTAAAGTTATCTTCAGCTAATCTCGAATCACTTCTTTTTACAAAACTATTCTGTAGAGCGTAATCAATCATACAAGCTTTTGTATCAAAAATTTCCTCCTCAAAATATCTTCTACAGTAAGAATGCAATGTTCTAAATCTGCTAAATTGTTTATCACTTATATGTGGAAATGCTTCAGAAGCTCTTTTTATGGCTGTGTTTACAGCTTTGTTTGTAAAAGATATAAATGCTATTTTTTCTGGATCTATACCAAGTTTAATATATTTTTTAACAACTCTCTCAATCAATGTCCAAGTTTTACCTGTACCAGGAGGACCAAATATTTTTATGGTCTTATGATAAAGTTTTTTATGTTTTTGGAGTTCTGAATTTTGTATGATACTGGTCATCCATTTCGCTCACTATGTTTTTAGTATTAGTTTGTGTCTGTTTAATTGCCTGATGATTTACAAACTCAGGCATTGTAACATACCAAACATTTTTTTCTCCTTCATGATAATCATGTTTATCACATTTAAGTAATCTTAACGCTTCTACGACAGATGCGAAAGCCTTATTTGAATTTCTCTTTAAAAACCTATCTAATGTTGCTCTTTTAAAATACACAATATTTGATTTAGAGTCTAAAACAGTATAGCCATCTTTTAATTTATTGAAATCATCTTGTTCAATTGTAGTTTCAAAAAAATCTTTTAACGTTTGATATTGTTCCTCTTCCAATGTATCTTCATATTTTAATTTAGTATTTTCAACTGCAGACTCAACGATGTGTTTCATTAATAGTTCAAACGGATCAGGACCTTTTTTAGGTCTAGGTAAAGTTAACCAATACAGTCTATGTTTAGCTAAACAAGTTCTCCAAGTTTTTTGATCTTTAATATCTTCTGCTCTAAAAGATATGTGTGTATCTCTAAAATCACATTCCCATATAATTCCTTTTGTATCTTGGGTATAAATAATATCTTTAAAGTCATTTTTAATATCAGGAGCTTGTACTCCAATACCTAACTTTCTTAGTTTACAAGTTTCTTTGTCACAAATAGAAGCAACAAATCCATGTTTAGGTGGACAAAAATATTCATAACCTTTAGTATGAACTGATTGTGCAACCATATCACTTTCTGATCTTTTTAATGGTCCTTTTGGGTGATTAGCATATATGCTTCTTTGTCTTTCCCAAGCTACATCTTTTAATTGTTTTACTGTAAGACTACCCTCAGATTTCTTCATTTCAGTAACACAAATATTAAACAACATATTGTTTCTTTCACCTGTCCAACCTTCTTGTATTACTTTTTGCACACAAGGAGGGTATTCTCTCCAATCAGTTTCTGCATTGTATTCTGTAATTTTGGATTTCAAAAATTCATTTGGTTCAACTGTTTTTTTCTTTGCTAATTCTATAAAACCACCTAACATTAAAGGTGTGTTTTGATCATCAAATGCATATTCAATTGCAGCATCTGCTTTGTGATAGGGCATACCTACTGCTTTATTTAATGGAAATACTTCTTTTGATAAAAAATATTCTTTATTTATTTCTTCAAGTTTTGCTTTTACCTTTACTTTATCTGCCCAATCAGAGAAGAAAATAAATAAGTGTAGACCGCCAGATTTAGATTTAACAGGGACAAGTGGTAAATCAAAATCTCTAATTATGTCGACATACTTTTTTTGTGAATATGCTTTATAATTAGCAGGATCAATATCAATGCAAGACCACCTCAACTTATCACCGTTCTCAGGACGGATCCCTATTAAGACGTCACCCTTAATATGATCTGACCAAAGTTGTTCGGTAACTGGTTCGTGAACCGTGAGGTAGTCTGCTTGTTTCTTACCCCGTTCATCAGTTTCCCCCGTCAGAGAAACTGTGATGAACTGGGAAGAGTCACCCTCAAAAAGTTTGAGTAACTCTTTTTGCATTAGAATGGTGTGGCTTCTTTTTTGACTTCTTTCTTAGCAGCTTCTTCTTTACCGAAGTCGACCTTACCAAAGATGTCCGATTTCATCGCACTCTCATAAAACGCTTTTGACGCTTCTAATGTACTCGCCAATTTTGGATCATCTAGATATCTATCGAATTCGACAATCCACCCATACCAAGAGTTTTGTGAGTTACTTTCTTTAGTGGTCTTCAATCTATAGGCAGTAGCCCAAGACGGTGGAGTAAAGAAACCTTTTTTACCTTTAAGTCTTCTACTTGCAATCATTGAATTCCAAGTTTTAGATTTCTTCTTTTGAGTAGATTTCATAGTAATTAATGCGGTCTCCACAGGCACATAATTACTATCTAAGATTTGTACAAAATGATTTCCTGTGTCTTCAACATAGTTACCATTTTCTAGTCTATCTTTACCGTCATCACCTCTTGTAGTTTGAGATAATATTGAAGGCTCAGTATGTATACCAACAGGTCTACCAGGACTATCCCCTCTATCTTTCCACTCATTAAAGGTATTGATGTATAAACATGGTACAACGATTAAACCATCTTTACCTTTGTATAAGGAACCAGTTATCTCATTGTAGATGTCACCTTGTTTAGCTGTCTCAATATACTTGCCATCTGATTCGTCAAGTACAGGTGAGTTTGCATAAAGGATTTTTAAAATAGGGAGTCTAGTATCCCTAGCAGTAACAAATTCTTGACCTTGTCCTGCTGACTCTTCCAAATTAAATGTAGTTGGAAGGGACGCTTCTTTTTTAACTGCTACATCCTTGGCAGCTTCTTTTGCTTGTTGCATTGTTTACTCCTTCGCTTTTATCTTTGTTCGTGTTGCTACGTAAACACCGAATAAATCGGCAGGAACATTACGACCATTTTCGATTTCATCTCTTACGAAACCTTTTAATGTCATAGGTTCTACCTTTTCGGCTTGCTTAACATTATGCCCTTTATTTCTTAATTCGTCAACCAAAGTTTTAGCTTCATTATCTTGGCTTCTTCCAAAAGTTAAAGTAACATTATTTTTGATTAAATCTCCGTGACCATTATCACGTAACCAATCAAAAGCTTCTTCCTGTCTGGATACAGGTATCCTTGCTGCATAGTAAGGTTTTACTTCTACAGAGGAACCATCATTAAGTTTTAATAATTGTATCCCAGCTTGTTGCATGAGATTTGGAATATCGTTTTCAGAAAGTTTTGTTTCAGTCGCTTTTACTTTTTTTAATTTATCTTCTAGATCTGATAGTTCTTTCTGGACGTCCAATAACTCATTACATTTTTTTGCTATGTCTGCTGACATGCTAGTATCGATTTTTACGTCTTTCGATAACTGTTCTAAGTCCATATGACCTCCTTGTTTATGTGAGGATCTTATAAATATGTTATTTGACAATGTAAAGAAAAAAATATATTAATGGGACAACTCATTAGAGATTTACACGAATGACGGAACAATACATATATAAAACAAAACCTTTTGAGCATCAGCGCCAAGCTCTGATTCAAGGCGCAGAAAAAAGAAATTTTGCATATTTTATGGAAATGGGTACTGGTAAAACCAAGGTTGCCATTGATAACGCCTGTTGGTTGTATCAAAAAAATAAAATAGATACTGTAATAGTTATTGCACCTAATTCAGTTTATAGAAATTGGATTAAAGAAATAAAAACACATGCACCTATAAATGATTTAAATATATGTGCACATAAAATGGAACCTTTTAGATGGAAAGATGGTTATTTAAATTGGTTTTTAATTAATGTTGAAGCATTATCACATGCAAGTGGTGTAAAGGTATTACAAGAAATTACTCTAAATCATGCTTCTTCATGTATGATGATTCTAGACGAAAGTACAACCATAAAAAACAGATCAGCAAAACGATCAAAAAACATTTGTAGATTAGGTAAACCAATCCAATACAAAAGGATACTAACAGGCTCGCCAATAACAAAATCTCCATTAGACTTATTTACTCAATGTGCCTTTCTAAGCGAATCACTTCTAGGATTCAAATCTTTTTTTACTTTTAGAGCAAGATACGCTGTAATGCAACAAATAGAAATGAATGGCAGAGCAGTTCTTTTTCCCAAATACTATACAAATCTTAATGAACTTGAGGAAAAACTTAAAACATTTTCATATAGAGTAAGAAAACACGAGTGTTTGGACCTTCCTGAAAAACTATATCAAGTAAGACAACTCACTATGTCCACTGAACAGAATGAAGTGTATCAACAATTAAGAAGAAATGCGTTTGCTATCTTACAAGATAAAGAAGTGAGTTTTGCAAACAAACTTACAGAGATAATTAAACTACACCAGGTTTGTAATGGTTATGTAAAAGCTGATGATGGAACTGTTACGCCTTTTGATAATTGTGCTAAAATCAAAGACTTGATGACAATAATTGATGAAGGAGAAGGTAAGTTTATTATCTGGGCTAATTATGTTTACAACATTAAAACGATTATTGAAACGTTACAAAAGTCTTACGGTCATAGCTCTGTGGTTGCTATTTATGGAGAAGTTTCAACAGAAGATAGGACACAGGCTGTCGAACGGTTTCAAAATGATGATAGCTGCCGTTTTTTTGTTGGTAATCCTTCCACTGGTGGTTATGGTCTCACTCTTACCAATGCTAGTTATGTTATTTATTTCAGCAATTCGTATAATTTGGAAGTACGTCAACAATCTGAAGATAGAGCTCATAGAATTGGTCAAAAGAAAAATGTGACTTATATCGATTTAATAATGAGAGATACTATTGATCAATTAATTATTGGATCTTTAAAAAGAAAAATTAAAATAAGTGCAGAAACTTTAGGTGAAGAAGTTCTTAAGTGGCTTTAAGTTTATAGTATTGTTCTACTCTTTCAAACCAAAGCTCTTCATACTCTGCCAGTCTTGTCTCATCTAACTCAAAACTTTGAAACTGTAAATCTTTGGTACACATCGCAACTAAACCACCCATTATAGGCCCGTGATTCTTTTTATGTGCTAAAGAATAAGCAGCTAATTGATAGTAATAATCTGTTACCCATTCTTCTCTTTTTAATTTATTACTTTGTTTAAAGTCGATTATGTAAGGTTTATCTTTATACAAACCAACAAGATCTGTGCTTCCTGCCCATCTTTGATCATATTCTAAACTAACTTCACTACCATATATGATTTTTAATGGCTCAAGATTTTCTACAATTCTGTGTGCCATCATTCTTGCCTGGGCACCGTCTTTAGAATCATTCCAATATCCTATACCTTTTATATAGTTTTCTAACACATAATGCATTTCTGTTCCCCTTGTTGCAGCTTGAGTGGTTATTTTCTGTGCCTCTTGATAACCAACTCTAGCTCTCCATGCATCAAGTGATTTTCTTTTTTCCTCTGATTGTGTAGCTGATAATATTGTTGTAACTGAAGGTACTTTTTTTTCTCCTACAGCATAGGTTCGTGGGCCGTGATCATCGTCTCGTGTAAATTGTTTGTAAGTATACTTATCGTCCCATTTTAAATCTGTGATTGTGAATGTAGTATCAGTGCGAATAATCTTCATGCAGTAGTAATACTACATATGATTTGAAAGTACAGCTAAAAGTATTGCACCTAGTCCACCTACTATAAACTTTTCCATTCTAGCGATACGTGCTTCCATTCTATCTATTCTATCAAATGTTTGTTTTTGCATGTATCTGCAAATTCTTTCATGATGTTCTATCTTTTGTAATGCTGATTTCTTAGCCATTATAGTAAATCCTCATCTACATTTTTACCAATATAAACTTCTCCACCACCTTTTAGTTTTGTAGGAAATTCATATAAATAAGAATATTTATTTTCAATATCGCTTGAACCAATGTTTTCTGCTATGACAGGGACCGTTTTTAAAGTCTCTCCAGTTAAAGTTTTACTTTTGCCCAACCCACTTAAAGCAGCTCCTATAGCTATAGCTTTACCTAATTTTTTTAATTTTTTTCTAGACATTTGGATTCTCCGCTATTAGCTGACCTAAAGTATCATTTGGATTTAATGCTGCAAATGTTTTGGCTCTATTTGCAGATACTGGTTGTATTGGTTGTATAGGTGTTATTGGAGCAACTCCTGATTGATTACTTTCTGCACTTTTTCCTAGTGCAATTGCTTCATTGTCTATTTGATTTATTGCATCATTTGTATTCGCTGCAATTTCATTGCCTTTAAAAAAGTTTTCTGCGTTATTAATTACTTCTGTTGATGAATTTTTAATTTGCTTAAGTTCAGGATACATCCTGTTTTTGATATCATCTGCTATACCTTCTATGCTAAAATTGTCCTGTGGAACTTTGGTTGGTAATGAAAGTAAATATTGAGATATTTCGTTAAAATTTATTTTTTGTGGATCAACTCTTGGTGCATCTTTTTCTTCGTCTAAAACATAATTATATAAGTCTGCAAATGATTTTGATTGTGCTTTAGTCATAGGTTGGCTTACATAACTTTTAAACTCACCAGTTCCAGCTAATTGATCCATTCTTTTCATAGGATCAAAAACTAAATCATAAAATTGTTTTACTCTTTTAGGATCTGCTAAAATTTTACCTGCATATCTTCCAAGTAGTATGAAAGAAACAGTTGGTAAAAGACCTACTGTAGCAACCCCTGCTCCAGCTGCGATTGTTCCTGACATAGGTAGTATTCCTCCCATAACACTTCCTAAACCACCCATTTGAAATCTTCTTTTTAAATATGTTGATGCATCTCCTAAATCATATGAATACTGACCTTCCATAACTTCTAAGATATCTTCAATTTGTCTAACTGCTTTAGAACCTTCTGCACCACCTCCATACATACTTATTAATCTATTTCTTGCTGTAGCAACCTCAGATGTTGTACCAACAAGACCTAAATTTTTTCTAAATCGAGCAGGATCGAATTGTGCTACTTCATCTGTTTTTAATCTTAATTGATCGAAAGGTATGTCAGCAACACCAGCTTCCATAACCTCATCAACTTTCAAACCTCTTTTAGTTAATTCATCAGACAGTATTTCTTCATTTACATTATGTAAAAACTTATTATGCATAAAACCTTTGTCTCTTATAGTTTCTAATTTATTGAACAAAGGCACATCATTTAGTTTAGGTTTCATCATGTAAGCATCATTGAAAGCATCAAAAAAATAAATTTGTCTAAATCTATCAAAAATGGCTCGACCAGTTTTACCTGTTTGTCCACCTCTATCTACTCCCAAAAGTTTTCTTACATTTGTGATTGAAGAATCACTTCCATTCTTAAAAACATTCAATAATCCATCTGACCATAATTTATCAGGATCTAAATTTTGTCTACCTGCAATATTCAATAAACCTTTTTGTGTAAAAATATTAGAATCAAATTTATTAAATATAGCTGTTCCTTTTAATGCTGAACCCTCTGATTTAAATGTTCTAACACTTCTTGTGAATATTTCATTTGCTTTCAAAAGATCTGCTTCAAGCATTTTAACATCACCTACTAAATCTTGTAAAAATTTATTACCTGCATCAGGACCAAAATCTTTTACTTGTTGATCAAAAGCTTCTTTTACTCTTTCATTTTTAAGTAAATCATCTATGTTTTCTGGATTAGCTAAAGCATTAAAATCCTTTTTCATAGCACTATCTAATCTTCCTGCAATTCCTAATGGGTTTTTGAAATTAGTAAGAGAAATTGCTTCTTTCATTTGTCTATGAAAATCAACATATTGTTTACCCGTAACTCCACTTACGTTGTATTCGAAAGTGTTTTGAATTGCATCTAAATACTTTAATAATGGGTCCATAGTTACATCTAATTCTTGTCTAATTTTTGGATCTTCAATTCTTTTTACAACAGGATCTGAAACTTCAGAATAATACTGTTTAATAGCTTTTGCTTCCTTAAGTAAATTATCCATTTTAATAAAAGGAATATTTCCTCCACCAATATTTTCAGCAGTTCTCATTACACCTAAGTATTGTTGATCGATAATGTTATTCCATTCTCTGAAATTTTTTTTCACCTGATTGATTGCCCCATAACTAAGAATTTGAGCATCCGCATATGGAACTGATGAATCTAAAATATCAATCATTCTACCGTAAGTTTCTTTTTCTATAGCTGCTCTTGCAGCTTTTTGTGGACCACCAACTGCAGGGAAAATAGTAATTGTTTTTCCTGCATCTTTTAAACCTTTAGCTACAAAACCTACATTCTCATCAATGAGTGCTTGAGTATTTATAGGAATAGATTGTTCTCTTGCTTTTTTTGCTAAGTCATAAGCTCTATCACCTTCTAAACCAATTGCAGATCTATATCCTTTTGTCATAAGCGAAAGCATAGGGGCTAATGCAAATGCTCCAAAATTAAAGTACAAAGCATTTTTCATTGCATCTGCTGCGTGAACTAAAGATCTTTCTCCAACAGGTAAAGCTCTAATATCATCTTCACTTACGTTCGCTAAATCTTCAGAAGTTGTTGCAGCAAAATCAGTCATTAAATTAGCTGCATCAAATGTTAATGAACCTACACCAGCTCCGACAGATCCACCAAATTGTGACAATGCTTCTGTATATAAAAAAGGTGTAGGACCTTTCATTCTTATTTTACCTGGTCCTTGTCTTACAAAGTCTGCCATTTTACCTGCTGTAGAAGCTAAACCTTTTAAAAGTTTTGAACCTCTTACCATAGGTAATTTCATTAATTGTTTTTGAAATTGATTTATTTTTTCAGGTGAAATTATAGTTCTTTGATCTACACCAAATTCTGCTTTAGCATTGTTTGCAATTAAAGATTTTACAAGCATATCTCTATTTTTAATATATGGAATTATAGAACCTGTAACATCTCCTACTAATTCCAAATCTGCTCTACCTATTCCTGTAGCAGTTTCAAACGGCTGTAATTTTTTTTGTTTTTGTGCTGCTAGAATTTCCATAGCAGCATTTTGCTCAGCAGCTACTTCGTTGATACCCCCATACCCTTTGAGTTGACCTGATTTTAATAATGCGTCTACCGCAAACTTTTGATCATCGTTTAGAGTTCTTACATCGAGGGCTTTGTTATCTAAAGCCTCTTGTATTTGTTTTACAGAAGCCATTATTTTGTTCCTATATTAATAGTTTCTAATATTGCATTTATATTATCTTGCGCTTTCTTAGAATCTTTTTTAAATGTGTAGTCTTGAACTAGAGGCATATTAGTTAAACCTTCAACAAACTTATTACTTCCACCTGCGTTTTGATAACTGTTTAATGTTTCAGCAAATTTTTCATTTAAGTCATTCATGATTGCAACATAGTTACCTTTAATTTTTCTTGGTGAATCTAGTGTAAATATTTTAGTTAGCTCACCAGCGGCATCGATATCTCTTTGTGTTAAACGGTCTTCTTGTTTATTTGCGTTTGCAAGTAAGTATTTTAATCTAACTTCAATTAATTTTGCTTTTGTAATTTTTGCTAGTTCTTCGTCATTTGGTCTAAGTATATTAAACCTTTTTCTATCCATCAGAGTATACTCTCTAGCTTCTTCTAAATCTTTTCTTAAATTTTCTTGTATTAATGTTTTTTCATCTTCTTTCGCATTACTTGTAACTAATGTTTGAATATAAGCGTCTGGGTTTGAACCTGCTTCACCTGTAATTATTGCATCAGCAGCACCGATAACTGATTCAGCTCCAGATGTGAAGAGACCTCTAGGACCTATTAGATTTTCAGGTAAGTCATTTACAAATTTAGCCATACCGTAACCTAAATTTTGTCCTGATAATTGTGTTCTAAGTTTTCTTAAACTTGCATTATCTCCAGCTTTACCAACATTTACTGCACCCTCTAAATCCAAATTATTTGCTAACACCCAAGTAAAAGTGCCGTCACCATTATCTTTTTTTACAGCTTCATAACCTTTGTAAGGGCCACTATCAAAATTTTTAACATCAATTACTTTTTGACCACCAATTGCTTCGGGATCTTGTACTAAAAATCTATTTGTTGCTGCAGTAACTTGAAATTGGTTTGTTCCATCTTTTTTAGCTTTTAAATAGGCAACAGCTAAATCATTTTTTCTATCTTTTTCTTTTGCTTTAAGAGCTATAGCAGTATCAACTGTTTCGCCTACCGCTTGTCCTGTAACATCTAATAAACCTCTCACTCCCTTTTCACCTGTTTTTTTGGTTACTAAACCTGAAGCTAACTTAAGTAAAATTAAATTGTTTGTATCATCTTTAGTGCCTGTTAAATCTTCTAATTCTTTTGAAAATTTTTGAAACTCTAATGTTTGTTTAGATAATTTTTTACCTGATTCTTCTTTGTTACTTGTTCTTACAATTTCTTCTTCAACTTCTTCTGCTGAAGCATCTCCAGATGGTGCAGTTACTTTTTGTGTTTTTTGTATCTGTGGAATTAAATTTGAAGGATCAGCACTTGTAAGTTTTTCATCTGTTTGTGCAGCTACTAATCGATCTTTTACTGCTTGTTTCTGAGCATCAGTTAATTTTACATTGTTATCTTTTTCGTATTGTTTAATTTGTATATCGATTGGATCTCCCAAAACTTGATTTTTACCTGCAGTATCAGGTTGTGCAAACACAGCTCCTGTACCAAGAAGTGTACCACCAGCAATCATTGGACCATAACCTTTAGGTGTTAATTTTTTTATACCTTTACCTGTATCCCTCATTGCTTCTTTTACTTTACCAATCTTTCCTGTTCTTTTTCCCATTCCAGCCATTCTTAACGCTCTTCCCATTAAAGGTGCTGAAAGTAAAAGACCTCCTAAACCACCTGCAACTTGCCCGTAATCACCTCTCATTACTCCTGATCCTATTTCGTTGACACTACCTGCTGCGATTGGTGCAGTTAGGGCTAACTCAGCACCTGTGACTGCTCCTCTTGGTATTCTACCTGCTTTTATAGCTCTAGATTCTATTCCACCCAAGCCTGACGTTTTCAGACCTCTTTGTTCTCCCATTATTCTTGTGGCTAAATTAGGTTGATTACCACCTGTCATAAATCCAGAAGAAGGTTTTGGTGCAGCTCTTGCCGCTTTAAAAGCTCTGTAACCTCTTTGAACTGCAGGTCCTACTCTACTTAAAACATTAAAAGCTGTTCCTATACCACCTAAAAAGTGACCTGGAATATTACCTGTTTGTATTTGTTTAAAATGTCTAGCTCTGTTAGCAAACAGTTTTCTTTTTAGAACTGGATCATTCATTATCTTCCTCTTCCCATCATGTTGTAAGCAGCATATGCTCCTATCCCTGATCCTGCCGCTTGTGCTAACGGGTTAGTGCCTGGGGCCGTGGTTGCTGTTACAGCAGACTGGGTAGTAGGTAAATTTGTCATGATACCTTTTAAAAATTCTAATCTTTGATAAGGCTCATATGATCTTGCTAATTGAGTTTGTCTTGATGCATCTAATGCCTGTTGTCCTAATTGTCTTTGGACACCTCCTGCTTGCAATAAACTTTGAATGTCTGCTTGTTGCATTGCTTGTTGTTGTCCACCTAAAGCACCTAATAACTGTCCAGCAGATTGTTGTATGCCTTGTTGTTGAGCAGCTAATTGTGCAGCATTTTGAAATCCTGCAGCTAAAGATTGTCCAATATTCGATTGTGTAGCTCTTTGTAACTCAGCTTGTTGAATACCTTCTCTGCCTCCACCAAAAGCTCCTGCTTGAACTGCGTTTGCTGCAAGTTGATTTTGTGCCATCTGACCTTGTCTTGCTATCTCATCAGTTACATAAGATTGATAAGGATTTAAAAACTGACTTATGTTCGGGCCTTGTAGAGAACCAAGAACAGAACCTATACCTGCTGCAGTTGGAACGGCACCTACGCCTGTAGTCCCTGCTTGAGTAAATCCTGCTTGTTCTAATCCACTAGGACCTGCAACTTGAAATGCAGGAATATTTACAGGGTTAGTAGCAAGTTTAGCTGCTTGATCGTATAGGGCTAGTTTTCGGCTTTCTACTTCTGGTGCTTCTCTAGCTATCGATACTTGAGTGCCTGAAGTGGAGCCGCCTCCTCCTCCGCCACCCCCGCCTCCGAAGATGAAACTCATTTTATTTTAACTCCTTTGTATATAAATATCTTTTTACTTCCCATTGTTTACTCTTTAAAAAATTTTTCCAACCAGGACGAGCATGAACAGCAATTTTTTGACAATCCTCTTGTATCGCTAAATTTTCTATTGCATCCGCTGCTTCGTCTTGCCATAATTCTCTTTTTTCTCCTTTTAACAATATGACTTCACATTGTTTATAGTTTGGTAACTCCATTATTCTAGTGACAAATACACCAAACACTTTGTACTTTTCACCATCGTCAGATCCAAACATCATAAATAGTTGATAGGATCTGTCTAAAAGACCTGCTTTGAGATCTTCTATGTTCATAGGGTAGCCATCAAACTTCAAGCCTTCCCTAAGCATGAAATCAACTAGATTCCAATACTCATTTACCTTTTTACTATCAATGTATAATACATTGACTTCCTTTTTAATTCTTTTCTTTTCTGGCAGCATCTAATAAATCAAAAATTCTTTTAAATTTTGCTTGTTGACTATAAAAGAAGGCTGCACCCTTTTTTCTCATATCTTTCATATCACTTGGGTTTCCTCCTTCTAATATACCTGCCCCTAGAATTGCATCAGCTCTTGATACAAACTCTCCGTCAGCAAGTTGTGCAAGCATAGTATCTTCATCTTTATCTCCAGCACCAGCTCCATCTTCTACGTATCCTGAAGCTCTTACATAATTGTTAACATCATGTTCATCATGATCAGCTTTAGATGGTAAATAGTTTATGCCACCTGTATTATAAGTAGGTAAAGCATTTACAATTCCTCCTTTATTAAAAGTGTAAGGTGTATCTTGAGATGTATAATCATAAATGTTTGATTGAGGCTGGACATCCGTGCCATAATCATACCCTTCAGTTATACCCTCTAATTCTTTTTTATTTTTTTCATAAGCTTTTTTATAATCTTCATCGGTAAAAGGTGGTTTAACATCATCTTCATCTTCCAGTAATGAAGTTGCAGCTAATGTTAATCCTATTTTTTCTCCTGTACCTAATCCCATAAATCCTGAACCTTTAGCTGCTGCTTCAGCAGCTTTTCCTTCTAATCCAGCTGCTTTTATTTGATCAGCTGTCATAGCTTTTTCTCCAATTAATCTTTTAACACCGCCCATTGATTCTCCTGGTGCTATTTGAACTTGTTTTCCAAATGAGGGTACAGGTCCCATAGCTCCTGCTGCAGGTCCCCCAACAAATCGTCCTGTCATACCAGGTAGTGATGTCGAACCAAAAGCTCTAAAAGGACCAAAGCCTGCCATACCTGCAAACTGTCCTATGCCACCCATTAGGGCAGCATCTTTTAATGCTGTTCTTGTTGATTTACCTCTAAGTTTTTGTACGCCAAAAGTGGCAAGGGCTATTGTAAATGGATCCATAATTAAAATAATAACATGTTAATTTTATTATTTTAACTGTTATAGAGCATTTAATCAATATCAGCCTGTTTTTACGAATTCATTAAACATCTTTCCTGAGTATTTAAACTCTCCAACATGCGCTATATCTTCGTCTATTAGAGCATGTATTTTACCTCCCATAGAGGTCCATAATTTACAGAAATAAAAGTCTTCTCCTGTATATGTTTTTGTTTTTGGGCTGTAATACGAATCGAAAAAATTAAAGTAAAACGGTCTTTCTGTCATCTCACCGTTGACCATGGTTTGTTGAATAATGTTTAATTGATTATATTCTTTCATTAATTTTTCAAAAGCAGATCTTTGAATCATCATCATACCAGTTGGTCCTTTAATTACCTCAACAAAACCATTTTTTGGTTCAATTTTATTTTCATTACCAAATGTAACAGGGTAAATTAAACCGTATGTATTTGAGTTATCATCAGGTCTTTTTTCTAAGTCTTTTCTAAACTTTGTTTCATGAATTGTTTTCATTGGATAAGGAATTAAAGAAACCTCATGTTCACACTTAAAAAGTCTAAGAGCAGATCTTGTTGTAAAATCAATATCTGAATCTATAAACAGCATGTGTGTAGCATCAGATTGTAAGAAAGCTGATACACACAAGTTTCTTCCCTGTGTAACTAGACTAGACTTCATTAATTGAAACGTAACTTTTATCTTATTAAGTAAACATTCCTTTTGTAAATCAAGACAAGCTTTCATATAATGCATTGACACCTCTGAATGAATAGGTGTGCATACCATTAAACTCTTTTTATTTGTTTCTGTAGACACTTAATGCTCCTTTTAAAAAATTAGTCCAAAAATTTCCTATTACTTTCCAATCATAAAACCTTTTATAATAAGATTGTTGAAATTTAAGACCTTGTGAAATATCTTTTTTTAATATTTCTTTTGTTTCTATTATAGCTTCTGCTAGTTGTATCTTTAAATTTTTTTTATTTGATGTGTAAGGTATGTATATTGGAAATTCTGCACATGTTTCTGGAAGAGCGCCAAGGTCAGTGGTTATTAGCATTTGACCTGCAGCTAAAGATTCCATAGCAGATATACAAAAAGTTTCTTCCCATATACTTGGAAAACAATTTACTTGATAATCTTTTAACTTTCCTAATAATTGATCGTGAGGGCAGTAACCCATATAGTTTACATTTGATAAGCTTTTTGCTTTTTCATAAAGTTCTTTGTATGGCTCATCATTATTTTCAAAAAAAGTTTTTCCATAAATAATTGTAGATGAATATACATCAAGAGATATATCAGGATCTTTTATCGCTTCCATTGCGTCTAAGGCAACTTCTAAACCTCTCCATGGTGTAGAAATGTAGCACATCTTCATTTTTGGTTGAGGGGTAAAATCAGTTTTTATTGCAAGTTCATCATAATCTATTCCATTTTTTATTACAGTACATTTATCTTCTGGTATTTTGAAAAAATACCTATATTTCTCGTAACTCCAATGACTATTAAATACATACCAATCATACTTGTCATGATTTTTTTTATCTTTAAACCAGTTGTGTAAGTTAGGTTGATCATAAGAATTTTTTAACCAAAGAATATTTGGTTTTACAGGATGTAAAGGTTCTTTTTCAGGAACAGATGTTGTTATTTGAACAGCGTCTAATAAAGAATACTCAACAAATTTTTTTAAATAATCAAATTGGATTTCAGTTCCACCGTATGGTTGCATTATTCGGTTTTACCAAAAACTTCTAAAGAATCAACTGTTATTTTTTGGTTGATTTGTAAATCATCATTAGTAGTGTCACTATTGGGATCAGCAACATCATTATCAAAATCAGCTTTACTAGCATATTTTTTTCCTGTTCTTTTATTTAATACTTCTTCAGTTGCTGTGGCTTGGACTACAGGAACTTCTTGTCCACCAATGTTAACAGTTTTATTTGTCATTACTACCTTCCTTGACGGTTGTAGCGCTTATAACATCTTTTTTTATGTTTGTTAAGTCTTTTTGTATGACGCCTTGGACGTTTTCTTGGCTTTGGTCTAGGTGTGAAATTAAGAAATTTTACCTTAGCCATTTTCTTGTGATCTATCAATCAATGCATAACTTACAGCGCCCTGAATTTTATTACTTCCTGTAGCTGCTGTTACTGTTATGGCATCTCCCGATTCTAAATTTAAACCTTGAGGGGTGGCGTTGATTTGTGATTTAGCTGGAACATCATCCCTAAAAAATTCATATTCAGTGCTTGAAGCAGAAGAATCTACTAAATTCATGTTAACTAATATAGCTGATGAGGCATCATTATTTGCACAGTAAACACTTTTAATAATTATTGTTGCATCAGTCGGACATGTCAGCACCGTAGTTTTACTTGTATCGGCTTGTTTGAAACCTTGATTTTTATATTGAATTGTCATGATAAGAAATAATTAAACGCTTCTTGTTCATCTTTCAAGTCTTTTTGATATGAAAAATTTAATTGTTGTTTTATTACGTCAACTGATTCTAATATTTGTCTTTGATTAGAAACATCATATTGTTCTTTTGGTTCTGGTATGTATGCTGTTATTTTTGCCATTTAATATTACCACTTACTATTAGTCTAACATTATCTTTATTTGGGTCAACCGAGTGAGGTAAAAAACAAGGAAACAGTGTGCACAATCCTATCTCAGGTTTAATTTTTTTTGCATAATAACTTAAATAAGGATAACCTGGATTATATAAATTTAAGTGAGAAGAATCTTCGGTACAATCAATAATATATGAAAAAGAATAGAAATCTTTAATTGATTCGTGAGTATGCAGATCGTGAAAATGACCCTTCTCATAATGTTGTATCCAAGCTTTTACTAAACCATATTTCTTATAACCTAGATAAATACCTACTTCTTTGAAAAAAGGATCAAGCTGTTTAAGCGTAAGATCTAACAGCTCTTTATTGGGTTTGTCATAATCATAATTATTGTTTTGTGCCTCATAATTATTAAGCTTTTGGTTTTTTACAAATTCTAAATAGTCTTTTGAAAAAGGTATTATCTTTTTGAAATACTCAATAGAGATATCTTTTACTTGCATTATCTACGTCCGTCAGGCTGAATGTCGAATCTAAATAACCCTAATCTCCAATTTTGATCTACAGCGTCATTTTCAATCTTAACACTAGCTAATCTTGACCTTGCACGTGTATGAATTTGTTTTGTTGTTGGTGTTACTGTAAACGGACCTAAAGGTGAAGATGCTTGTGTATCATTCGGAAAAGCTCTTAAATTTAAAGTTACCTTTGCTTGACCCGATAGAATACCGAAGTCAGGAATAAATCTTCTTATCTTAATAAAATACTCACCGTTTCCTTCAACGTCTAATTCAAAATCTCCTGATTGTATAAATGCTTGTATTGCAGTAGTAGTTCCATTAGCATCAACTTCGTTTAAACCACTTTCATGTTCATACAATCTACTGGCGCCTTGGTTCGTGATCCCTTGTACAGTAGGAAAAGTCCCTGTTCCTGTTGTGTAAAATCTTGTTGCATAAGGTAACGGAAATACACCTTGATCAAAATAAGTTGTTCTAGCTAAAGTTCCTACAGTCCATACATTCTCGTCATAATTATAAGTAACTACTCTATCTATATTATTTGATCCTGCTTTAGGATAAAACCAATTTATTTCACTAAACAAACTATTATGTGAAGCAAATGTTATTTTACCTGCAGAAAAATTTAATCCTAAATTAGTTCCATTTGATGTAAAAACAAAATCTTCTACTAAACATGGTAAAGCTTTTACAGTACCATCAAAAACAAAAAAGCCACCCTCATCACTTATCCAATATACAGCTCCGTTGACGTACACTGCAGCATTCGGACCCAAACAACCACAGTTAGTCCCAACTTGTTTTATACTAAATGTAAAAGGCGGCCCTACAAATTGCATAATATAGGCGGCTGTATCTGTAAGAATAAAAATGTAATCTTTACCTTTTACCGCTGCAATAATTTCACTTCCACTATCTAATCTAAAAGTTCCAGCAGTGTTAGTAGAAGTAGGTGCGTAAGTGTTTAAATCTTCTTGGTCAGAGAATCTTATAAACATTTTATCTTGTGTCGAAGTTGTTCCAATTGTAGTTTCTGTTCCTAAATGAACTAGGTGCCTATCTCTGTCAGAAACAATGGTAGCCACACTTTTTGTAGGGTTACCAGATAAAGCTACCGCTCTTGTAACAAGAGCATTTGTATCTGCTGCAACAGGATTCCAAGAAAAACTTGGGCCGTTATGAACAGTGGCTATTAGTGTTTGACCATAATTATCTAATGACCACAGGCCTGGATCAAGAATTAAGTTAGAAGATGTTCTTGATGTGCCCCATGTAGATAGACCCCAAGTACCAGTACCAAAACCATAAGCAGGCTGTTGAATGTAGTTACCTATATCAATGTATGGTGTAAGTGTTAAAGATCCATTATTTGTAACGGATCCTGTCGATTCGTTTGATGGCATTTGAATAGTAAAAGTAGTTGGTGACGGAACCGTCAAAACCTCAAAGAGATTATCGGTAAAATTAGCAGATGTAAAACTAGTTCCTGATAATCCTGTAGCAGCAGAAAATGCTACAAGTTCTGTAATTTGTAAATTATGATCAGCTGGTGTAGTGATAGTCACTATGTTACTACCATTAGTAGTGGTGATGTCACAGTTCGCTTGTGTTCTAACTGAATCTAACGGAGTTATATCATAAAATATTTCATCATAATAAATAGCTAAAATTCTATTTGTTCCAATTGCAGAGTACCTTCTACCATCTAAATCAAACCAATTGTGCATTTGCCTAGCAACACCTACTAAATCATTTGCATTTAATTGATTCCATCCTCCTATTTTTTCAGGCATGCCGTATCTAAAACGCACGTTATCACCATCAATCCAAACATTTTGAGCCTGGGTTGCTGTGATTTGTTTGTTAAAACCTGCTGCGAATGGTACTTTAGCTAATGGCATATGGCTTATTATACTATTTTTTTACCAAGTATTCTATCTTTCAGTATAGAAAACTTATAGCTTAAAGTATTGGTATGGCTTGTTAGATCAAACTTTTTATTAGAAAAATGTAGTTCAATATCATCTTGTGTTTCAAAAGACATATAAAATAATGGTTCGTCCTTTTTGATAACTATTTTATCAGTCTCTTTCCTAACAGGTAAAAACATATTTAAATCAGTTGGTATATCTTTAGGATGTATTACACCAGGAAGACATTCCCAATTTCTAAATTCCCATGAAGCATTATGAAAATATAAAGGTGCATCTGATTGAATATAATTAAACATGCATATCTTTATTACAAATTTATAATTATCGTTTTGTACATAATTTAACAGCTGTGAGTTACTATGAGTTGTCACACTCATAAGATTATTAAAATCGCCATTACCCATTGCCCACTGCTCTAACCTATTATTAGATATTAAAAACTCCATATCAAAAGGAGATGTAAAAACTAATACTTTTCTAAAATAGTTTACAAATCCAGGACAAGTTTTAATTGTAGTGCTCGTCTCTGAACGGTTAAAAAGCCTTGGTATATTTTTGTAATATTTTGGTAGATTTTGTGGAAAGCTTAAAAAATTATTCTTTAATATTTCTATGGGTATTATGTTGCTATAAATTGTAAGGTTATTTTTCATTTTTAAAAGAAACAGGTAAACCTATAAAAGGTCTTGTGTCAAATTTATTATACTCTGCGTTTTCAGTATCTACAGAATTATAATGCAAAAACACTTGACCACATAATTCTCCTTCAAATTTATTTCTCCAATGTTCTAGGATGTTACCTTTGTAAACTAACATATCTCCTTCTTCTAGATTGACTTCAACATCTGTATTCTCATTCTTGATATATATAGGCCAAGGGTCGCCCCCTAAATAAAGTGTAGTTGATATTTCACAACTAAACCTATCAGTGTGTTTTTTTAATTCATCTCCTTTTTCATAAACTCTTGAGTATGAGTATGTTGGATATAATTTTTTATTTGTAATTTTTTCCATTATATTTTTAAGCTCTATCAAAAAAACTTCATTTTCTATTGATGCATAAATTGAGAACGTACCAGGCACTTGAGCATCATTCCATGTTCCAAAATCTATACTATCTTTTTTCAAATAATTTGTTTTAAACATATGGTCAGTAACCTTTCTTCTTAACAATAAACATCTAAAAGCAAAATCTGCTATCTCCTTAGAGACAGCGCTCTTAATTATTGTAAAACCATCGTTATGAAAATTATAATTTGTCATGTAAGTTAAAATGTATAAATCTTAAAATATTATTATTTTTTTGTACAGTAAACATGTGTGGTAAGTATGATGGAAATATTATTAAATCACCTTGTTGCGGTTTTATATTTACTCTCTCTGACATAGCAGATACCTCATCTTTATTTTCTAATTCATTTATATCTTTGTATAAAAGTGTATTAGATCTTGGATCACAAAAAATAGGAAAAGATGTATCTTTGCCTACCTCCAAAAATAAAAAACCACTTACTAAACTATTATAATGAACATGATATTCTTGATTCGAATATTCTTTAAATGTTTCTAACCATATGTCTTTTATTTTAAGATTATTATAATTTGTTTTTAAACCCATTCTTTTTATTAGTTCAAAGCCTTTGTCCAATAAAGTGTCTGACACAATTTTAAAATCATTTTGCGAACTGTTAAATCTTTCACATAAATGTTTATGATTCTCATGAAACACAGGCGTTGGAAAAAGACTATACATCATTTGAAAGGGTATCCTAAAAACCAAGAGACAAGAGAATATCGAGTTCCTTGAGTCACTGGTGTTATTCTATGCCAAACAAAAGATGGAAAGACAATTACGCTCCCTTTTGGTTTAAATCTATCCTCTTTTGTAACTATGAGTGCATCATCTTTATTTCTAAATTGAAATTCTAGTTCACCTCCTTGATAGTCACATGGGTCACTTAAATTAACACACATAGATAATTTTCTTATTTTTTTATAAAAGTTTTCCTGTTTAGGATTTTCATAAGCTCCATCGAAAGAGTCTGGATGCCAATTATAAAATTGATTAATTTTGTATTTAGTAAATTGTACTGATTCAGAATGATTTACTTCAAAGTTCCATTCTGCATTTTTATTAGCTGTATGTACATAAGGCCAAAGCTCTTTATAAAGCCATTCCTCGTCTATCCAAGCAACATCTGAATCTCGCTTTTTTTTAGTTTTTTCTTCAAACTCTTTTAATAACTGGTTTTTTGTAACGTCAAATCTATTTACAAGCTGTTCTTCAATGTATTTATCGGCATCTCCTGTCGTGCCCTTGCGTTCTCTTAAATTGTTTCCGTGTGTAATAAGTTTGTTACAAAACTCTTCAGACAAAACTTTTTCAAAAACCCAATAATAATTTTTTAAGATCATAAATAATTAAAAACCAAAGTAACTCTTGCTTTCTTGTCTGTGCATGTTGTACTAGCATGAGGTTTTGAAGAATCAAATAAAACTATATTATTTTGTTTACTCTCTATTTCTTGATCTTCAATTATGGTTTTTCCATTATTTGTATTAAAAAAGAAAAGTGCACCTTTATGTGGATATTCAAAATCAGTGTGCATTCTATGTTTAATTATTTTTTGTTGATTCAAATATAAATTTGCTTTTATTCTTATTATTGCTTTAGGTTTTAATCTATCCAAGAAAGGCCGACAAACCATGTCATAAAATTCGCTATTGGGTCTATTATCTTTATAAAATAAATGTGCTAAGAAAATATTATCTAGAGGATCTTTTTCATCAATTACGAAGTCTTGATAAAACCACGGAAAACTATTATTCATTACAAATTTTTGTAAATTTGTAAAAGCGTCTTGTGGTAAAAAATCTTCTATGACTTCAATCGACATGAGTAAGTTTATACACTTACTTTAATTAAAAGGCAAATTAACTTGGTACTTCCCAAGAAGTTGAAGTAGAACTCCAAACTAAAGATGTAGTGTTTTCAAAATCTTGACCAATCCATCTTGTATTCTCATCATCCCAAGTCCAATTTAGTGTTTTTTCACCATGGTTTCTTGTTGGAAAACCGAAGCTTGGTTCCCAATCACATCTACTAGTGTTAAACACCCAACTAGAATAAGGTTTTGGTGGTATGAATTTATCTGTTGCAGAATCGTAAGTATATCCTTGTGCAGGATAATTTCCTCTTAATGGAGTACCTCCATCAACATGTTCATTGTTTTGAGTTTTTTTATCACATCTTTTAACGTATGTGTTTTGCGGATAGTTTCCATCGTAATATGTGTCTGCAGTCCATGCATCATCAGGTATAGTAGAATTTACCCAAGTTGCGCACTGATCAGAATCAACTCCTCCATTAGCAGCGCATTGTGCATCGTCCATTATGACTACTTTAATTACAATATTATCGTCTGAATTAATTTGTGCAAAATGTGCCATTATCCTGATTTCCAATTTCCATCTTTAATTGCTTCAAAGACTTGTTTAGTTGGCCATACACCAGAAGCTGAAAAAGCATCAAGTTCTCTTACGATTACAATACCGTCTCCGCCACTTCTTGTGCCGCCACCGTGATTCGCTCCTGCTCCACCACCTCGGCCATCGCCTCCATTTTGGCCTCCAGGTGAACCTTCACCTCCGCCTCCTGTACCTCCAGCATAATTTCCGTCAGAGCCGCCTCCGCCTCCAGCGTAATAATTTCCAGGTGATGAAATTGCGTTTTCTGAACCTTGTCCTCCAGCAGAACCTCCAGGTTGGCTAGCACCTCCGCCACCTCCACGGTCATTGCTATTTCCTCCAGGATTTCCTTGAGGTGGACTTACAGGTGGTTGGTTTCCTTGTCCTCCGTTTCCAGATTGAGAACCTCCGCCTCCTGATCCGCCAGGTCGTCCAGATTGGCCATTCCATGAGCCACCTCCTCCGCCTCCAGCAGATGTAATTCCAAATACACTTGAAGAACCACCATTGTTTGCTTGTTGATAGTCACCGCAGAAACCTCCGCCTCCGCCTCCAACTGAGACAGGGTAGCTTGATCCACCTGATACAGGTTGAGCATCTGCTACAGGAGATGGATAGTTTGTTCTATATCCTCCTGCTCCTCCGCCCCCAATTCGAGCCGCGCCACCGCCACCACCGACAATAAGATATTCTACAAATTTAGTGCCTGGTGATGCAGTATAAGTTCCGCCTGAAGTAAATGAATTAACTGCAGGTGATCCAGCTTCTGAGAAGATTGGATTGTTTGAAGCTCCAATAATACCACCTTGTCCTTGTGCCATTATTAAGACCTCCTATTAACTTAGTTCTTCGTAATTTATAGTGATAGTCAAGTCACTAGCTGCACTAGCTCCTGCTTCGATATTATCTCCCTCTTCTAAATACAGAGAAGAATTTTTATCAATTAATATTAAAGTTGAGTCTGCTGCTACAGCAATTGTGCTTGCAATTTTAATTGGTGAACCACCACTTTTTGTAATAGCCACAGTCGCATCAGCAGAGCTACTGCCGTCTATGTTAGCTATAATAATACTGTTAATTTTAAAAACTTTGTTTGATGATGATGCGTTCGCTAAAATTTCTGTTGTTACAGTAGTGGTCAAAGTAGCTTGAACTGACTTAGCTGTAATCGTTGAAACGTTAACTAGATTTGGTGCTGCCATTTTTTATATCTCCTTAATTATAATTTATCCGAAAACTAGTGCCATTGCAATAGCTTTTCCTGTTGAAGCTACATCAGAAAAAGATAACGCTCCTGCGCCATTTGTTGTTAACCCATTACCACTTGAGCCATCTGCTGTCGGTAAGGTTAAAGAAAAACTAGAACCCACAGTAGCAGGTGCTTTCAAACCTACATACTCTCCTCCAGTAGAATCTTCGAATCTTACTTCATTTTGATTAGTCAAATTTAATTGTGATAATTCTGAAAATAAATCTGTAACATTAGTACCATCAGCGTAAAGAATTTTTGTACCTTTATCAGTGGTAGCAAAAGTTGGTCCTGTGCCACTTACTGTTTTAAATTGAACAGTGTACGCGCCTGAAGTTGTGTTTTTGACTATGTATACTTTTTCAATGCTGTCAGGAATTGTTACAATTTGGTTACCTGTAATAGTTCCTGTTAATTCAACTACTGCGTTTCTTGCATTTGAAAGAGTTGCATTTGTCATTGCTAACGCTGTCGTTTGTGCGCCACCTGCAATAGAAACTGCTTCATAACCTGCAATCGCTTGTTGAACTAAGTTTAAATTTGTATTAGTTTTATCACCCCAAGTACCAGAGTTTTCCCCTGTTACCATTAATTCGAGTTTCAAATCTGTAGAATAACTTGATGCCATATATTAATCCTTGTTTTAAAAAGTATAGTTTATCTATGCTGCCTCGTCAATAACCGTCCAAGTGTTAGTTATATCTGGATCTACTACTGCCCAGGCATTTATGTTAATTGTACCAACAGAACCGTTGATTTGCAATCCTGTTACTGGTGCTTCAGCACTTGCTCCAGCTACCGCACTCGCAAGAGATGGTGTTAGAGATATTCCTGAAGGAGAAGCTATAGTATTTGCGTCTAATACGGCTGTTCCTAAAGAGAAAGTTGTTGATAGTCCTGTTAAAGCACCTGTATTTGCGTCCGCGGTTACGCTTACTGAACTTACATTTGTAGTTAAGCTTTGTCCTGTAGAAATTACGTCTACTGATGGGATTATTATTTCAACACCTGTTAATAAAGTATTTCCGTCACCATTACCCCAAAGACTATTTCCCCATGTGTCATTTCCCCAAGGGTCATTGGAAGGAGATGTAACTTCAACAATTGTAAGTTCTCCACCAAAAGCATTTCCTTGAGAAGTTGTTGCGTTTGTTCCTGATAAAGAATAAATAGAAGCTTGACCAATAGTTCCAAGTGATGAAGACATTCCTTGTCCTGTCAAAGAAACATTTGCTTCTCCAATACCAACTTCGACACCACTTACTAATGAAATTCCGTCACCAATACCCCATAATCCATTACCCCATGTTTCATTACCCCATGGATCATTTGAAGGAGATGTAACTTCAACAGTTACAAGCTCTCCAGCAAATACTGTACCTCTGCTCGAAGTCATGCTTTGACCTGTGACTGGAGCTTCGGCACTTGTTCCAGCAACTTCATCTCCTACAGCTGATGTCATGGATGCGCCTGTTGGTATAATGTTTGCGTTTGCTGTTACGCTTTCAGTTCCAATAGCAAATGTACCAATACTAATACCTGTAACAGCTGCTTCAGGACTTTCAAATTCGCCCCATTCTTGAGATCCCCAAGTTAATGCACCCCATCCAACAGATGGAAAATACGTAACTGAACTTACTGCTGATGTAACGTTTACACCAGTTGCAGAAGCAGATTGATCTCCTAATAAATTCCAAGTACCAAATCCCCATGTTTTTGCTCCCCATGTATTTTGAGTAATATCAAAAACACCTCCCATGCCAATTCCATGGATGTAACACAAATAATAAAAATCTGTTTCAGAAGACGGTGTTACTTCAATGTATCTTGTAGTAGCAGCATTGAATGTGGTTGTATTTGTGTAGTTTGTTTGGTTGCTAGCTCCGTCAAGATAATAAGTTATCCCCGAAGAAATAATGCCAGACGTACTAGTGTTTGTAGAAAAAATTAATGGGTGGTTGTTATTTGATGCATCACTTTGATCAAAACGTAAAGTTGCACCTGAAACCCAACTTACAGTTCCTGGACCTGTAGAATTTCTAGCACCGTCTAAATAAAAGACGTTGCCCGTTCCTCCGCCATAAAGGTTACCCGATGCTACGGTAACTGTGTAAGTAAGTTCTGCCATAGCAACGGGCTCCTAAATTATGCGATTCTTAAAATAGCAGCAGTAGAGGTAAAGTTAGGAAATTGAATTGTAAACGTTCCTGATGTTGCAGTTTTATCTGCGCCAAAATCTAAAACACAAACTGCTTTTTTAGAGTCAGTTGAGTTATAAATTAAAGCACCTCTTGCAGTTAAAGTTACTCCAGTAAAAGATAAGTCTGCGAAATCTACAATAGCTGTTGTAGATGATAATGATGTTTGTTGCGATTGTAATTGTTTACCCTTAGCAACATACGTACCAGAAGCAGAAACTTCGTTACCTGTAGTGTATGAAGTTGTTGCTGCACCTAGAGATGCTTGTGATGTATATAATGCTAAATTAAAATTGTCCCCGCCTGTATCCAGATCATGGACACCGTCTAATAATTCTTTTTTGAAAGAATTACAAACTGCTTGTGTTATTGCCATAAAATTTCTCCTTAATAATTAATTATTTGGTGATGGTGAAGGAATTTTAACCCTTGGCACACCATCGGTATACTCGTCTCTACGTCTAGCTCCCATTTGCTCCAACGCAAAACTTTGTATAGCTATATTATACTTGTCTGAATAGAGTTTGTACATATCCATGGGCCCTTTCAAAAACTCATAGGCGTTCATCATCGTAGCTACAAATAATAGATCTTGATAGTTATTAGACAGATATGTCGTAGTGTTAGTTGATGACAAATGATCAGGGTTCATTACATAGTCTACTTCAACTTTATACGCACTGTTAGGCGTAGGAGCCACTATTAAATAGGTTTCTTTCCAATTAGAATAGTATTTTGGCACTCCTGTAGCTTCAGTTGAATTATACTCATCTATAAAAGATACATCTCTTTTGACCAAAGTTTCAGTTGTAGTTGGAGAATTATTTGTGTTAAAAACTTTCACCGCTCTTACAGACAAACTAAATCTAGATGTATTACCTTGAAAAACAGCATTATTAGGAAGTTCTAAATATCTGTTTGAAGGTTTAAAATTACTTGTAACATACTGTCTTTCGTAATCTGCATCTACTTCTCTTGAGATTCTTAACTCTGCATCTTTAATCATAGAGTCAAGTATAGAATCAGTTAATACTGAACTATCAACCTCTGTGTAATCTCTAATCTTTTGAATTAATTCTGCAAACGTCATGATATAGTTATTGTAACACTCCCTAATGAACCTCGTAACTCTCTTTTGTTATTTTCTTCTGTTGGAGAAGTTTGAGGCTGCATTCCATTTGATAAAAATTGACCATCCCAATATTGAGGATCCAAATACACTGTGACAGGAGCAGCTCTTTGTGGTCTTGCATTAGACAATGCAACAGGATCAGCTTTCTTTGGTTTAGGATCTAACTGAGGATGTTTTGCTTCAAATTCAGACGTATGTACAAAAGAACCATTCCATTCTTTTACCATTTCTCTATAAGGAAAAGCTTGACCTGATCTATCTGATATTGATTGTGCAAATTTACCCTTCGAATAAGCCATTAGGATCCTTGTGGGTAATAAACATTAGGTGTTATATATACAGATGTTCTTTGTCCGTCTTCATCTAATGCTCTTTTCAATTCATCTTCGTATAATAATTTTAATGCTTGAATTCTTTCTGGTGCTATTTTTTGAGCTAAATAGAAAGCTAAACCTGATACCATACATGGAAAGAATCTAAAAGGCATATCGGAGGTATTAGTATATGCTCCTACATCTTCAATTCTAGCTAAATAGTAATAAAAAATATTAGTTACAGAACCTGTGCTTGGAGCTAAATATAAACTAATTGTAGGTGTAAGTTGTCTATCAACATAATATTGAGAGGGGGTGCCTGTATCAGATTTATTTGGAATAGCAATGTATTCTGATCTTGAAATTTTAGTTAAACTTTGTTGCGTTCCACCCGTTGTAGTTACAACAGCTTCTAAAACATCATTACAATCGCTTGGAGTATTATAAGTTATTTGTCCGTTAACTAAAGTTTCTGTTTGCGATTTAACTTTCCAAAGATTTATACCTCTGTTACCCCATTCAGAAAAAAGTAAATTTAAACTTCTTCTAGCTGACTTGATGTCATTACCAGAATTAGTTCTTACGCCACATCTTTCGTAAGCTTCTTCGATAACTTCATCAATTGTGATATTAAAACTTGTTGTTCCTGATGTAGCCATTTCATCCTTACGCTAATATTTTTTCTTGTAAATGTTTTGGTAGATTTTTTTGTTTACCAATTAGCTTTCCTGTTTTAGCATTTGTTGGTTTCTTTTTTACTGAGCCACCGCCCATGTATTTATTCATTCCACCACCCATTTTACCTTGTACTTTTATTCTTCCATTTTTCATTACATTACTCCTTTGAAGTTTCCTCCTTTAATGGCTATACCCATGCCACCACAAGAAAGTTGTTTTGGTTTAATTGGTTTTGTTTTTTTCTTATCTTTAGCTGCTTGAGTTGCTTTTCTCAATGCCTCAAGATATTTTTTATATTCTGTTGCTTGCTCCATTATAGATCTATCATACCACCATAATATAGTTTAGTAAACTCGCCTTTCGATGCAAATGTCTTAACATTTGTAGGTTTACCACCTACTCCTTGTGCTTTACTTCTTTTTCTCGCAACCGCAGAACGCCTTTGCGATTCTGTCATTCGGGCGGCTTTTGCAGCAGGCACGCATTTGGGGTATTTTCTTTTTGATCCATCTGCAGATTTTCTTCCACATTCTTTATATCCTCCACCTTTTTTTGGTGATCCTATATCTACCCATTTTTCTGAAAACCATTTTTTAAGTCCACCTTTTTTCATACCTGCTGGGACACAGTTTGGAACCATTTTGTTCCCTTTTTTCTTCATACCTTTTTGGACATATCCTTGCCAACATGTACCTCGTTCACTCATTTTAATAAGTCGCCATAGTACTCAATTGAACTTGGATTTGATAAATTAATATCAGCTGAGTCATGTTTAATAAATTTTCCTTGATAAGCTGAAATAGAATCTAATTTATTTGCTTGTTTTTTGTGGGTTGCAGATGCTTTATGTAATCCTTTTGCAACTTCTTTAATCTTAGCCTCTCCACCTATTTTTTTAGCTGGAGGTTTATTAAGTATTTCTGCACCTTTTATAAGAATATCAAATAAACCGTCACCATCTGATTTAGGAAAATTTCTTTTTCTTGGACCATATTTTTTAACATCCTTTTTTCTTTTTTCTTTTCTTAAATCTTTCAAATCTGAATTTGTTTCTATTAGAATACCTGTTTTTGCTTTCTTCGGTCCCCAATCTTTTCTTTTTGTACCCGATGGATCTTTTATTTTGCCCGCACAAATCTTACTAGCATATGCATTCGCGTATGCACTGGGATATACCTTAAATTTTCTTTTAGCGGCCGCTTTGCCTCTAGCACATAGTTTTGTCATAGTGTCTTAGCCTTTTTCGGTTGTACAACTTCTTTGATTGTACCACTTTTTGTTTGAACAGTAAACTTCCCACTCTAAGCAATTTAGCAATAGGATTTCTCTTTTTTTCTTTATTTTTCATCTTAATCTTGGTCCTTTAAAAAATATTACCAGAGTTCTTCTCGATCCGTAAGTGACAGGTAATACTTTGTGAGGATGATAAGATTTAAATAAAATTGCGTCACCGCCCTGTGAAAATTCAGATATTTTATTCTTTTGATGTATTAGTTGAAACTCTCCTCCCTCGTAATTTGTTTCAGAAAGATTGATAATAAAGGTAAGTTTTAAATCAAACGGTTTATCTCTTTCACCATCCACATGCCAATCATATTCTCCTTTTTCAGAACCATCATAATCATTAAGAGTTGCAAATTCGTTAGGTGTAATTTCAAATATATCCATTCCAAAGTTAAAAGAGTTAACAGTTACTGCTGCATTAATACAAGGTTTTATTTCTTCCCAAATGTGACCTAATTGAATTGTTTTAACATTTGTAATTTTAGTCGTATTAGCAGCGCGTCTATCCTCACAATCCTCAACATAATGATTAATTTTTTGATTAAGTTTTATTATATCTTGTGGTGATATTATTTTATTCCAATACCAATAGGTGAAAGACATTAATTATAATTAAAAGAAAAAGACATTCTTTTATCCTCTGTTAAATTTGGTTTTACTCTATGTTTTAACCAACTTGGAAACAAAATCAATAGGTTATCTTCAGGAACAACAAAATACTTTGAGGAATTATATATATTATATTCTTTATGTTTAATTTTTTGTAAATGATATTCAATGGTTTCAAAATCATTTACAAATTCAATTGCACCAGAATCTTTTTTTGTTTGTACATAAAACACACCAGATATAAGAGAATTTATATGACAATGAAGTATATTATAATTTCCAAAGTAATTTATGTTAGCCCATAAATTGTCAAGTTTTGTATTTTCAATATTAAAAACTTTTTTAAATATTTCTACATTCTTATTTAACTCTTTAATTAATTCTTGAACTTCTTCTTGTTTGTTATCTAAGTCGTTCGATTGAAAACCACCTTCATTAGATATTACTCTTTTGTTATTCTGTCTTTCTAAATTTTCAATATACAATTTTAATGTATCTAAATTTAGATTTAATTTTTTAATATAAATAGGAGTGCTAAAAATGTTTATTACTTCATTCATGAGTTTTAAAGGCTATTGATATTCTTGGTAAACTTGAATTTGAAGCTAATCCTCTATGTGATAATTCTGATGGAAAAGCTATTAGTTGATTTTGAATAAAATTTATCTTTTTATCTTTTATTTCTAAACATCCTTCTCCTTTTTGTAATGTATCTGAAACCATAAGTAAGTATGTCGTTGTTCCATTATCTTGATGCCATGAACCACTCATGTCGGAGTGTTGAATATTTGCATAAGCTTCAATTACTTTTATATTTTTCTTAAAAGTTTTAATTAACTTAAAATGTAAAAATTCAAGATCTTCTTTTTTCAAGTCTGATCTATAAAATTGTTTGTGTTTTGGATCTGATATTATAGATTTTTCACCATAATAATGAGGGTAATTATAGAGTATTTTATAATGTAAATATTTTATATAATCATCATCTAACCAATCATTTATGCAAACTATGTTAGACATTAAAAATAATTAAAATTTATGACTATCCTGTTTGGTGTAGAAAGCTGAGTTTTAACTCTATGTTGTGTCTCACTTGGAAATATAACTATTCTATTTTCTTCTGATTGAACAAATTCATTAGTATCTTTAAATTCTGTTCCACCATCATTAGAATTTACATAAAGAACTGCAGTGGTTGCACCCTTTAATTTATTATCAGTATGCCAATTAGAATAATATCTTTCACCAGTTCTTAAATACATGTTAGCTCTCACACTAATAGTCGCTGCAACTTTTAATCTTTCTAAACACTCCACTATGAAAGGATCATAAAATGGAGAGTTAATTGTATTTTTGTGAAAAAAAATATGAGCAAAATAAAAATTATCAGGATTTTTACCAGTCTGTACCATGTGTTTTTGATAAAACCAATTTATATCACTGCTCGTTAGAATGTTTCTAAACTGATTCCACTTAGATCTTTCTATGAAATTGTCAATTACTTGAAGCATATTAAATCCATTTAAGCTGTAAAAGTTTTGCTTAATGGATTTTTTTTATTTTTTTTTGCGTATAATTTCTTTTTGTCTTTTTTCTTATCTTTAGCGCCTCTTAATTGACCCTCAACTTGCTTTGTCATCTGTGATCTTGTTATTGCCATTAAACTAAATCCTTTGCTTTTCCTATAATAGGTTTGTATTTAGTTTTACCATCAGATTTATAAGCATGCAAGAATTGTTTTCTTGGTTGATCGGGGGTATAGCTGCAATGTATCCAGCCACTGTTTGGCTCACCAGGAGTGTAGAACTCCAATATCAATTGATCATAGTCTAGGTTTTGGTTGATCCAATCAGCTAGCTCTGCATTGTCTGTACCCATCACTTCAAAATCGGCCGCCTCGGCTTTTGCATGCTGGCTGTTGATTGAGCTACCTATTTTTACACACAGTTGTTCGCTCCGAAATCCGCTAGTGACTTTTACTCTGCCAAAGTGATCACGTACAGGCTGTAAAATATTTTCACAAAGAGCTTTTAATTTTTCAATCTGACCTGAGTTTGGATTATTATTTATGTCCAATCTGATTGCTGTGTCTGATTTGATTAACTCTTGAAGAGTAAAATTACGTGAAAGATTCATAAATCTCCTATTCTATTATTAATTTTTTTATTGATTTTGATCCATCAATATTATCTTCTAATTCAGCAGAACCCTTCCAACATTTGTAGGTTACTGATTCACTAAACTGTCTCTCCGCGTGGCGCTTCCCTCGGAGACAACCAGCCATGTTTTCTTGCAAACGAGCTTCCTTGATCTCTGCGTTTACAAACATAAGTAAAGCTACTACAGACTCAATCATTGTGAATAACTCCCATTACCATTGTATTTCATATCCCTGTTTGAATCTTTTAGTTTTTCGATATCATCCAAAACCTTATCCATTTGCTTTCTTAAAAACTCGATGTTTACTTTATTTAAAGCCATTGATTCGATATGTTTGTTTAACTTATCCGTGGTCTTGTACAAATCCTCGATCATCATGAATTGCTCAGAATCAGCGGGCAATGAACCTAGTTGTCCACGTGGCCATTTGATTCTAAACTCTGTATTCTCTTCAAGATCTTTCTCCATTAATTGTATACGAGTGTCTGCAACATTAAGACGTTCTACAATTTGAAAATAACCCATCGTTCCAAGTGCTACGATAACGATCAAACTAGCAACCGTCTTCATAGGCATCTGTACTCGTGCCTCTTCTCCAATGTTGAGTGGTTTATTGGACATTAAATACCCTGCATTCGAGGATCATTAGACAAGATATTTTTTACAGCTTTTGGTCTTGCTATAGAATCTGCACTTCTTTTTCTCAATTGTGCTACAGCAGACTTCTTCAACTGTATTTGTTTCTTGATCAATTTTAGATCTCTTTCTAAATTCATTTCTTTTTCTTCTTTTTGCTTATGAATACATTATCTATCCATTGGCATACTTTGTCTAGAGCCCCAAAAAAGCCATACATAAACTTATCTATCATTCTTTTTTTTCCATTTCATAAAACATTTTGTCCGTATCTTCTGTAACCATGTCGTTATCTTCTGCGTCCCAGTATGTAGTTTGAACTGAGTAATCTGGCCAGCTGTCATCAGTAGTATAACTGTTAATGTGCCAAAGAATACGATTATTAGGCTGAGCTGCATAATTCCCGTTAGAAAGAGCCAATATATGCGCACACTTATGTTCTTGAGGTATTTCAGAATGTTCTGTATCCAAGATATTAACGTCTGGATGAGCCCAATCAATTGTAAATAAATATTTGCCATGATAAAATTTTTTATCTAAGCCTAAATATTTTCCGTTTACACCATCCAGCCAATCAAAACAAGTAACACTAGGCCAATAGCTAAAACTATTCCACAATTCCAATTCATGCGTTTGCATATCTGGCACACTGGATCTATCAAAATTTTTTTGAAAAAATGCTGATATAGGTAAACGCCAAAAGCATGCACCGTTTGGTAGCATGATGTTAAATAAGAGCGCACGTCCTGATATGGATGTAAGACCGAAGACCACACAGTCTTCACTTTCGCCATGATGTTTTTTAAGGTCATAAAGATACTCCTTTCTTACTTTACAATATATTGGAGGTAAATTTGCGTTCAGATAGGCCATGTTTATATTTTGTCCTCCAATATTCTTTTCTTTCTAACAATCTAATTTTATATTCTAATTTACTTATTCCAAGTAATTTTTTAAAAAATTCTAACATTTCCATCTTCTTCTTGCAGCGCATATTCTCTTTTCAGGAGTTTTTTTACAATTCACATTATGCATTTTCATTTGTCCCGCACTTCTTGCACAATATGATTTACGTCTTTTTGCTGCTTTAGATCCTTTTTTAACTTTACCTGTTACTGCAGTTTTAAGTTTTGATCCAGGGTTCATTCTTCTATATGCACGAACGCCTGCAGCGGTCATACCTGCACCTGATTTAGTTGATCTAAAATTTTTTTTATTTCGCGCAGGCATTCCTCCCTTTGCGAAACCATCAATCTCTATACCTAAATCAGCATAGTAATCCATTTTAAACCTAAACTGTTAATCCAGCGCCTGAATATTTATCTGTAAGCAAAGTATATGCAGTCACTTTAGTTTTTGTTTTACAAAAAATTCCTTTTGGAAAAAGAATTCCATCTTCAGGAAAGTTAAAGTTAATAACATCTCCAGATGGTACATCTGCTTGAAACAAAGTTGCTCCTGCATTAGATGTAGTTGTAAGTTCTAAAGTTCCAGCTCCTGTTCCATCAGAAGCAATTATGATTCCTCTTAATCTTACAGGTGGTTCGATAATAGCTGTAGCCCCTGCCGCAGCAGTAGATCTTGTAGCTTGTATATCACTTTTAAATGCCATTTGTTCTCCTAGTTTGTGGCTCCCGAAGGAGCCACTAATTTAATATTATGCAATAGTTGCAATTGGAGTTGATAAAGTCTCAGCTTTGTAAGTTGAGTTAGTACCATCATCCTTAATGCAAGTTAATCTTACTCTTGCGTTCACAGCAGTTGTCGCTGGTAAAGTTAGAGTATCACCTGCAACGTCACTCGCTGGGTTAGCAGCTGTTCCACCCATTAATGAAAGAGCACCAAAAAAATTTGATACACCTGAACCAGGTAAAACAAAAGTAACAGTTTTTCCAGAACCTACAGCAGTTGTTACAAAAAACTCGTAAGTGTTTCCAACGTTTGCTGTGCTTAAAGCTGGCATATTAACAACGATATCATCTGTTCCATCTACTTCAAAAATAGTTCCTGATTGAGCAGTAGTTAAAGTTGTAGTTACAGCCGCACCTGTGTTTAAAGTCGTGTTATCTACTGTTGTTCTAAAGTTTGGTCTAGCATCATATGTAGCTTCGACTGTAATAGCACCTGTCGTGCTATTTTTTGTTATTTGTTCGAAACCATTTTCCGATCGTACTGGTCCCGAAAAAGTTGTATTTGCCATAATTTTCTCCTTTGTATAGCTTTAATTATGTCGTCTCTATACCGTCTGCCTAGTCAGTCGACATAATAGTTACTCTAGGTTTTTATATTATACATAAAAAAAGGGGCGATGTAAAACACCGCCCCTCTTAGTACTATCTTGTAATTAGTAATTACGCAGCACCTGGAGATCCGAAGATTCCTCTAGGGTCAGAGAAGCCGAAGCTGTATCTTTCTCTAGCTTTGAATCTAACGTTTCCAGTGTCGAAATCACCTTCGATCGCTGTTTTAACAGGCGATCTTACAAAATGTTTCAAACCGTTAGGTGCATCAGTTAGAATGAAGAAAGCATCAGTATCAGTCAAGAAGTGATTTACTCTGTATCCTTCAGGAATCATACCCATGTTCATCATTGCATTGATGTCATTATCTGCAGTTCCAACTCTTTGAGGTGACTTCATAATTCTCTCAGCAGTAAATTGTAATTCTTTTGGAATTATCATTTTTCTACCTTGAAGAGCAATTTTTAGTCCTCTTTCGTCTACGAACGCTGCGATATCAATTAACGCTTGCTCTAAAGATGTTTCCGATAAGTCAGAAGCTGTAGAAAGTTCATTTCTGAAAGTTCCACCGTTTGCTAATGGGTGATCAGTAGTCATAAGTGCTTTACCGTCTCCACCATTATGTGCTCCACTTGTGTCGAAACCATTGTTTAGAATGTTCGCTGCAGTGATTTGTTTTGATTGTGACATTGATCTTGCAAGAGCTCTTGTGTATCTGCCAGCTAATCTGTCGTATAGGTTATCTTCAATAGCCTCTTCAGTTATAGCAAATCCTAATGCTACAGTGTTGTGAGTGTATCTTGAAGTATACGCTTCAGTAGCTTGATCCATAGTGACCATAGCGCCTTCAGCTTTTGTAGCTGCAGTGCCAAAGCCAGATAACATTACTTCTTCTTCAAACGCTCTGTCTGAAGTTTCAGTAGCAAAGATCTCAGCATGTTCATTGTCGTATCTATTATATTCCAGGCCAAATAGTGCATTTAAACCTGGCTCTAGTTCTTTAACTAGTTGTGATCGTGATATAGCCATAATTTATTTCTCCTATTATAAGCCTGTGCCTTGATCGTAGAAATGGTTATTAATTCTAACCAATACATCTACGTTCGCGCTTCCAGCTTCCGAATTACTCGTGTCTTGTGAGATATCGATCGCTTGAAGAACAGTTCCACTTGTAGTTAAACCAGATACACTGTGGTCCAATTGAACTTCAGATATACCTGTTAAAGTGTTTCCTGTTACGTTAGTGATTGCAAAGTTTTTGAAGATGTCTGCTACAGCAAACGCACCATCAGAATCTATCGAATAGACTACACTTGGATCATCAATTACGTTAGCAACGATATCACTCGCTACAATCGATCCAGGATAGTAGTTCTTAAACGTAGGCTTCTGAGTAGTAGGGTCTGTGTAAAACACTCCGTTAAAAACGCCAAGGACTTTATCGGAAGTAGCAGCAACTGCTCTTTCGATTCCACCACCAGTTACAGGTTTTACCAAGTCACCTTGGAAAATTGCAGTACCATAGTTACTTGCAATTCTGTATCTGTTTTGTGCGTTTATAAATGGAGAGCCATCCAACTTTCTTACGGGTCTTAATCCGTATTTCTCAGCAGTATTTGCCATGTTTTTTCTCCTTTATAAGTTACAATTTACTTTGGGGAGGTTATTGTCACAAAATTAGGACTTATTCCCACCACCAAAAGTTACGCGAGATTGTCTATTAATATTAATAGGCATCTCAGGTCGTTGTTCCTTCATGACATCGTTATCTACCATGTCTACTCTGTCTTGAGTAATTCTTTTGAAATACTCAGCACGGCTTTTTGCGATTTCTTCAGGTATCCTTCCCAACACAAGGCCAGCAACCCCGATCAAACCTGCGTATTGTCCTTGTCGAATTACAGGGTAAGCATGATCACCTAATTGATTTTTAATCTCTTCGGCTCTCACAAATTCCCATCCTTCTCGCATTTTCTTAGATACGTTAGCCGCATCTTGAAAACCCATTGACTCGGTTCTTATCCATCTATGGACATAACCGTCTGGCGCAGGTGGTGCATCCAGAGATGATGGTGGCGCCCAAGGTTTATTTCTTTGTTCTTTAACCTCGTTTGACGCGCGTGAAGTTCTATTTATTTTTTCGCTCATACTATTGTACCTCCTTCACGTATTTAGCGTATTCTTCTAGTGGCACCCCTAATTTTTTGGCAATAGCCACCTGTGATTTGGTGAGTCTCACAGCTTTGCGTCCTTGTTGTTTTCTTCCAGCGGAAGCAACGGTTTGGACGGGTTTCCGTTGAATCTCAGTTTCAGATTGAGCAAACTTATGAGGAAAATTTTCCTTCATTCGTTTGTCAACTTCATTATAATACTCATCACTTTCAACATCAATACCCATACCCACTAGCTCTTCATGTATGGTAAATGCTGCATTAGTCATGATTTTATCATTACCAAACCAAGTATTTTTACCTGCCCAACTTTTGGCTTTTTCACTAGCCTCAGCTGGTTGTGTATTTTGTATCTCTTGCTCTGGTTTTTGAGATTTTTGTTCTTCGAGAGTTTTTAACCTTTGCTCTCTATCTGCCATTTTAATTCTAGCTTTTTCTTTTTCAACAGTAAGTCTAGTAAGCTCGTCATTTGCTTCCATGATCTTTTCTGCATCATTAGCTTCAATGGCATCTTTAAGTTTTTGTTTGACTTGTTCTCTTTGAGAATCTACTCTTGCATCAAACTCCTTAAGATACTGTTCATCTGCCGTATCATATTTTTTTTCAGAATCAGAATATTTTTTCTGTAAACTTTTAGCATAATCAAGAGCAGCTTTTTCTCTTCTTTCTGCTTCACGATATCTTCTAGTAAGTTTATCGATTCTTTTCTGAACACCCTCAGAAAAATCTTGTAAGTTATTTTCTTTAGGTTCTTCAGGTTTATTTTCTTGAACAGGTTCTTCTACTTCTTCAACTTCTATTTTGTCTTCAGTTTTAGAATCATGTGTTTGATAACCTAAATCTACTTCGCCTTTGTATAGATCTGGTTTATCATCTTTTTTCTGCTCCTCCTTTATTTCAACCGATTCTTCTTTGACATCATCGGTATCTAATTCAACTTCAGGTTGTTCCTTTGGTTGCAACTCTTCTTTTGACATTTTTTATTACTCCTTTTTAGTATAGATGAAGAATATCTTCTGGTTTATCAATAGTAGCGATGATTTCATCATCGTTTAAAATACGGTGTTCACCATATTTTGTTTTAAATCTTGAGCCTGCGTACCTGCCATAAATTACAAACTGTCCTTGTTTACACCAAGGCCCTTCAGGAAATTTTGATTTGTCTTTGTAACAAAGCTCTCCTAAAGCTACAACCAATCCAACAACTGTTGTCATTTGAATTGTTTCATTTGCAGTATCAGTTAATATAATACCGCCCTTAGTTTTTTTAGGTCCAGCATAAGGTCTTACAAGTAATCTGTATCCAACTGGTTTAGGTATTAGTTCAAGATATTTTTTGATCCCTTCTGGATCAGTAGGTATCTCCATTTCTTTTGACTCTGGAGCAACCTTTTGTTTTGCGTTTGATAGTCCAACTAATGAACTATCAGGTGTTACTATCGTCATCGATATTCTCCTCTGTTTTCTGCAGGTCTTTTAGATCCTGTAGCAGCGTTTCATAAGCGCTGAGTTTCCCTCTAGAATACTGGAGTTTATCGATTGTGTCTACATGGTACACTAAGTCCTCTTTGACTTTATCCATTTCTTTTTTAATAAAGTGTCTTAGTGCTTGTATTGTGTCTAGATCAAGATTCATTCTTTTCTAAACAGAGCTTATTTTTGCCCTTTTCAAGTCCTTTAAAACCATAATATTTCATAATATTCGCTATTAAATTCATATCATACATAGGATAGTCATCAAACACAAATCTTGTAATGGGTGCTGTTCTTTGTGCAAACCAGACAGCTTCAGTAATTACATCTCTTGTCATATGAGGCCCATCAAAATGTACAAAAGCAAATTTTGAATCTCTATGCTTTGATATTGTCATGAAATCAATATCTGTCATGTTACACAAAGTAAATTTACCTTGTTTACGATAAGGCATCAAATCATATAGCATCTGATCTCTTAAGGTATCTGAATAAGTAGGAGCAACTCCTCTCTCATAGCCTTTCCATTGATAATCTTTTTGTTTGTCGAAATGCTGATATTCTAAATCACCATATGGATCAACACCCACATGGATATAATTATTAGTGATATTGTCCATAATAACTTTAGACCCATATCCCTTATTAACTCCGATCTCACATGATTTATAACCTTGGCAATCAAATCCTTTAGTCCATCTTTTAAGTAATTCATATTCAAAACTATCTCCACTTATCATGAAGTACTTATAACTAATCTGTTTTTGAAATCAACTACTTCTTGCCCTTGAAGATTTGAGTGCCCTTTATCCCATAAACGCTCGCCACGACAAGAATCCAGAGATTTGTGAACCAGCTCGGAAGCTGAGAGAAGTATTCAAAGAACAATTTTACCTTGTCCATAGCGGTTGGATCTTCACTTAGAACTGCCCAAGCGAGCACCAACACGGGCGCGGACAAAATCAATAAAATAAATTCGTCCTTATAATCATTTTGTCGAGCTTCTAGAAGTTTGCCTTGGTAAGCTTCCTCCCCTGCTGCCATCTTCTGTGCATGCATTAGTTGAGCATCTGACATTGCTTGTTTTGTCTTTTGACGATTCGAGTAAATATGCGCTCCCGTCTTTACTGCCATTCCTAATAGATTGAACCATGCCATAATAATTTTCTTTTCTCCTTTTACAGAAATAGGGTAACATTTTATGCAGAATTTTTAAAGCCTCTAGCCCTGTAACCTTCCAACGATAAATTGTTTTGTAGTGATTATCATATTCTTTCTTAGAAACACTGCCTTTTTTAAAGAAATCGTAGAATTTGTTTACTACATCAATATCTGTCATTTGTACTTGTATTTCTATTCGTCTTGGTTTTTTACCATTACAAAAATGGCCAAAACACCCTTCTCCCTCAAATATTCCTGAAAGGAATATTAATTTTTGTTGGTTAGAAAGAAATTCAAACATTTAAAGAAGATCTTTTATGTAGTCTCCACCCTTAATTATTATTTCTCCACCTTGGGATTTTTTATTTTTGCCAAAACTTCTAATGTATCTTAAAGCTTGATCTATTCTAGAATCTACACTCGATGTTAGATCAGTTTGATTATCAAAAGCATCATCAAATTTTTTATGTAAGTCTGGTCTATTTTTTAAGACCCTTTTTGCAATCATACTTCCAATATATTTAGTAACCATGATTTAAATTCCTACAAAGGATACAACCCTTTTTAAATTTTTCATGTTTCCAACAAGGATATAAAATTCTTTTTTTTGATTCGTATACTCTTGGTTTAAAAAGCAAAGTCTTAATAAAATCTAGTAACCACGTTAACATTATCTTACACCTATAAATTTAAAACCTTTTACTTGAATATTATTGTTACCAGGGTAAACATTTTTATTTGTTGATTCTCTATGAGGACACTTCATTCCACCTTCACCAAATTTAACTGGTGGTATATTAGAATTAGGCCCTTTCTTTGGTGGTGGTCCTGATTTTTTTCCTATCATAATAAATCCTTATCTACGTTATCTGATATTATCACTTCTCCACCCTCATCATAAGCTCTAAAATCTTTTAAAAAATCGCTACCAGGTCCTTTTTTAAAAGTTTTAGCTATTTGAGTTGTTGGAATTTTACATGGAGGATTACTTCCATCAGGACATAAGCCTGGCATGTTATTATTATCACCTCCAGTTGGTGGAGTTGGATTTTTTAATAATCCTGCATCTTTCATGTAACTTTTTCCAGCAGGACTCATTACATCAATTGGTTTTCCTGTGGTTCTATAATAATCTCTAGTTATAGGCATTCCTGCATTACCTTTTTTAGTTCTTCCTAATATGTCTTCACCTTTTGCAGTTTGAAGTCTAGCTTTTTTTTGAAGTTTGCCTGCAGCTTCTACAGCATATCCAACAAAAGGAACTTGACCTATTAATGCGCCAGCAATATTTAATCCTGTTGTAACAGGATTTACACCTTTACTTTTGGTTGTAGCAGCGGGTGGTGGGTTATTTGTTATGGTAGTGCCTTTACCACCACCAGTATTTGTTGGTGTTTCTCCATAATATCCAGAGCCTGTTTCAAACCTTGAGTGTGAGTGATCGGAACCTTTGTTTACAGAAGCGCTTACTGACGGACTTTTAAAATCTGATCCTGCGCCAGCATCCATTCCTCCACCTCTAAATTTTTTAATTTTTTTTCGCATTTCTTCTCTCCATTTGCATCGCTTGTAATTGTAACTTATCTCTAGCTACTTTTAAACGATCATCAGATTGTTGTTCTTGGTTTTCAACTTTCATTTTTTCAAGATCAAGTTTTTCATCAAATTGAGATTCTTTAACATCAAAATCCATTTGAGTTTCCATTGCTTTTCTTTGCATATCCATTGCTTTAAGATCTAGTTCTCTTTGTTTCAATTGAACTAATGGATCAGGTTTTTGTGATCCTATTTCTTCCATGGCTAATTGTTGAGTAATCTCTGCAACACGTTTTGCAACCATACTATCAAATTGAACTTTAAAACCTTGAGGATCTTGTTGTTGCATCATCTGCATATTTGGATCTTCTTGTATCGCTGCACCTACTTCTCCGTGCGCTTTCATTGCAATATGGTCAGAAATATGACCTTGTAACAAAGCATATACCATTGGATTAATTTGAACCATTCTTGTTCCCATAAAAGCTCTATGAGCAGCTATATGTGCATCATGATCTTGTTCTGGAAAAGCTTTTAACATTTTCATTTGTAATGCTTTCGCATTTTCAGTTGCAGGATCTTCAGGAATAGGTATTTCTGCAGGTTTTAACAAAGTATCAATCTGTCTTGTGCCTAAAGCTTCATATACACGTCTGTATGCTTCGTGAAGATTGTGCATTTGAGGATTTGACATAGCTATTTTTAAATTTTCATTCGCTAAAGTAACTCTTTGTGACATTGAAAAGATATTTGGGTCTGCAACAGGTATTACATCGACTCTATCGTCAAAATCTTGTATTTTTACAGCTCTATCAGCACCATAAACTGCATATGGATACACAGGAGGTAAGTATTCAGAAAATATTTTGCTTAAAAGTCTAAATTCTTGCCTCATTGCATAGTAACAACGCTTGTGAATAGCACTCATGACCCTTGAACCACGCTCCAAGAGGGCAATTGTAGTGCCAACTGCTCTATTTTGCTTATCTTCACCTAATTGCATGTCTGCAATAGCCGCAAAACGCTGTCCAGCTTGAACAACAAACCCTAAAAGTTGAAATAATGTGCCACTTGGTTCTTTAAATGGTAAAATTTGGAACTGATCTTTGATATTTCCGCCTGGCGCATCCACATCTCTGAACTCTCCAGGTTGAAAAGGTTGCTCATCGTCTCTAATTCTTATGCCTCTAGACTTAAAACCTGCTGGTAAATTAGCTAAAGTACCTGCATCAAGTAATTGTCTTAGTGCTGAGGTAGCTCCTCTAGATAATCCACCGATCATATGTATTAAACCAAACCCATAGAAGCCTAAACCAGGTAAAAACTTGTAATGAACAAAGTATTCTCTTCGTTTCATCATTTGATCATCTTGGTTATAGTTTCTGTAGATAGATAATATTTGTTGTGATCCTTCATCGATAGTTACAATGTATGGAACTTTTACATTTTTCTCTGGGTTTTCAATTTCAAATTCTTCTAAATTTAAATCAACATGCATTTCTAAAATATTGTATTGATAATCTTTTTGTCCTGAAGGTTTGATACCTTCTAATTCATTAAGCTTATCTTGTACTGGATTCTTTTCAGGTTGTTTGGGCATTAATTCTATATCTCTATAAAAACCTGCCTTTTGTTTTTTAAGAACATCGTTCTCACCCATTTTTACAACGTGGGTAATTCTTTCACAATCTTTTAAATCTGTTGCATAATAAGGTACAATTAAATCTTCTGCTGGAACAAATTTAGAAACTGCTCTTTGCATAATTTCATCATAATAAACTTTTTTGAATGTTGAACCTGATAAAGGTAAATAAAATAATAGCTGATCAAATTCTGGAGTGTACTCTTCCATTTTTTCCATGATCATATAGTTCATAAAATCTTGAACTCGTTGTGCTTGGTTTTCTGTTTCAGGTGTTCTTGCACCAACTACTTGTGTTCTTACGGGTCCTTCTGATGGTAATAATTCTTTGTAAGCTTGTGCTTGAAATTGTGTTACTGCTTCTGCAAGTAAAGGGTGTGTAACACCACTTGCACCTTGAAAGGGTCTTGTTTGATCTTGATATTTAAAACCTAATAATTCTAAACCGTTTGTATAAGTTTGTTCCCAATCTGCTCTTGATACTTTGTCTTTTTTGTAATCTTGTAAAAGAGTTGATGATAAACGACCTAAAGTTCGTTCATCCATTTCCTCTGCTAGGTTGTCATAAAATTTATCAGCGGTTTCTTGTTCTTCTTCAAGAACTTCTTCGTCCTCTGGACCTTCTACAACAACCTCAGTTTCTTCGGTAACTTCCTCTTCTGGAAGCTCGTTTTGTTTCTCGACTTCAGCCATTAGTAAATTTTAGTTTTTTTCGGTCTCGCTAATTTGTTTCCTCTAGATTCAACTTCAACATGAACTCCAGTGACAGCTTTAATCATTTTACCAGCTTTAGCACCTTTAGGCATACCAAACGCATCTGAAAATGCGTCACCATAATCACCAGCTAATGTTCCACCCTTTTCAGATGTTGCATTTATTCCTGGTCCTTTTGGAATAGGTATGTAGACCTTTTTGTTCATAAAGTTTTTAATTTTATCAATAGTGCTTATTTTACTAGATTTGACACCTTTGCCACCCGTCACAATTGGGTCTGAGGCCTTTCTAAATTTTTCTAAGTCAGATCCTCTACCTTTGTCGACATTTATGCCAAGTGCGTTAGCTTTTCCTGATAGTAATTTAGCACCTAAAGCGGCACCAATTCCAAATCGTATAGCCTTTTTAAGTTTATTTTTTTTTGACATGATAATTATCTCCTTGTTATAACACCTTTATAGTATCATGCAAACAGATTAACTACTAGACCACCCTGATTTCTGTACAGTTTAAAAGGAGTGCCTTTCATTTCAGGGGTAATTTTGATAGCAAAAGCATTATAGTAATTATCTGGATCATCTGTATTAATTACTTTTATATCCTTGCCACCTGCTCTATAAGCGTTGGCTTCATCTTGTGTTTTAAAGGCAGCAATGTGCCTTTCATTTGCAGCACCTTTTAATTTTAATTTATTAGCTGTAGTTTTATTATGAATCTCTTCAACTATTTTATATGGTTTTGTTGGATCAGATTTAGATATTTTAATCATTCTAGCTTCCGAGTTATATTGTTTAGCTAACTTTTTAAATATCTCAGGGATTTGTGCAGTCATCTGATAGTTTGATTCAGTGACATCTCCTTTTTTTATACTTTTGTTTTTTAATCCTTTCATACCTGCTCTACCATCTGCACCGCCATAAACATTCCAATTACCTTTAGCACCAAAATATTTATCAGCACCAGACCCTCCTATGTTTCTTCCAACATGAATTCTTTCAACTGGATTTACTGCAACCCATTCGACACCATCATCTGCTGCTTGTTTAATTAAATTCTTAACAGCATAATCATTGTACTGAGCACGTTCCAACATCGGTAAGTATGGTGGTAGTTCTCTAAACTTTTGGCTATTCATGTTAAAAGCATTAACAGTGCTTTTTTTAAGTTCCTCAATATCATTATCCAAAGCTCTTACTTTCTTTTGATCATCAACACTCATTTTTAAACCTTTGCCTGTTAACTCCCTCATTTGATTTATTTTGTTTTTAATAAGTGCTGTATAAAAAACATATTCTTGTTCTATGTTAAATGGATTTAATCTTTTACCTACTTTATCTGCATCTTCTAACGATCTACTATAATCAGATTGTATTTCATCTATTGCGTAAACTTTCTTATTTGGATTTTCTTGGAGAGATCTCATTCCATATCTTGTATGTAATATTTGATTTTTTAATTTATCATAGTGACCTCCTGTGTAATTCAAACCAAAAGGAACATCTTTAGGATAATAAACTACATCTTCAAAATACTTTTCACTGCCTCTTTCTCTGTAAGAAAACTCTTGTCCATACTTAGGCATAGAGGCTTGGTTCTTGTTTACTTGCACTGCTCTTTCTATATTTCTGTAGGCTGAAGCTAATTCATCTGCTTCTTGTTTAGATATAAGTTCAACTCCTTTTAGTTTTTTGATCTCATCAGAAAATTCATTTAGTTTACCTGCACCTACATTTATTTCTTTAGGTGCGTATATATTTGGTTTACCTGTAGCAACTAATTCTTGCATAACAGATTTTTGATTTTTCGCATCTATGATTAAATTTTGTAAATCATCTTTATATTTATCTAGACTCTTATCATTAAGGTTATCAATTTTTTGAATTGCTTGGTTTGCTTTCGCGACAAACAAATTAGCAGCAAGATCAGTTTTCTTATCAACATCAGCTACATAAAAATGTCTTTTTGTTTTTAGATTCAGTGCAGGAGATTTTTCAATCATAGAAAGTAAATCAAATTTGCTAACGGGTATATTTTTTTCATCTGCAACTTTTAAAAAGCCACCAATAAGTTTTCCATCTTTATCAAACTTAGCAATGTTTGTTTCTTCTAATTCTTCTCTTGTGATGTTAGATCTAATTTTTGTGTTAGGTACTTTTAGTGTACCCATTCTGTTTTCATTTTGAAATTCATTTATCCAATTTTTAGCTTTAATTGGTTTGTTACTAGGATGTTTTGCTAGAAAGTCATAAGCTGCAGAACCAAATCTTGTAGACTTACCACCTACTGATAAAGGGTTCAAATCTACTCTTGCTTTTATCTGTTTACCAAGTTCATCAAAAGTGTTTGAAGGTTTTCTTTGAGCTTGTTCTGCTAAAACAGATTTAGCTCTATCCATCTTTGTTGGGACTATTTCTAAAACTTCATCGACCTGATCTTTAATAGCTGGCACCGTGTTCCGTGTTTCGGGGTTCCTAGGTATCTTAGTCCCGAACACACGTGCAACCCTCCCGATCCCAGGTGCACGATTTAAAAAATAAGCAGCAGCTCCACCGACTGCTCCTAAAGTTAAAAGCCCACCTACGGGAGAAGGATCATAATCAAACCCTTCGTCAGGTTTTGCAGGAACTGCATTGGTCGGCTCTTCTGCTAAAATTTCTTCGATAGTTTTATTGACGTCAGACATTACTTGATAAGATCTTTAATGTACTCTCCACCTTTACCAACAACAACATCTCCACCTTCATTCATTGTAGGGATATCTCTATTTAGCATTTGATTTTCTCTCGCGTCTTCAAAAGTAAAAACAACAGCAGGATTTCCCATTTTACCCATGTCATCACCATAAGCAGCTTTTTTTAAAGCTTTGTTTAATTTTTCGCCTGGGGTTTTTTTCTTTAAAAATTTTGATGTTGTACTTTTTTGTACCTTGCCTTCTTTTTTTGCTTTTTCTAATTGTTCTTTTAAGCTAGTGGCTGTATCACCTATATCCATTTTTTCCTCCTAATAATATTTGTACTGTTTTGGATTAGGATAGTCATACATATCCTCTTTCCAATCAGTAAGTAGTTCTATAAAATTACCTTGTCTGTATCTTAACATGGCTTGAGACATACTATCTACATAGTCATCATGTGCACCATGAGGAAATGCAGCGCATTCTTCAATCACTTCCTCAGCCCAGTGTTCTCCCTCTGGATACCATATGGCTCCAGATTCGAAAAGTGGTGCAACCGAGTTAACTCTGACAAATTTATCTTTACCCTTGGTTGGTACGAAATCTACCACGGGTATTCCCATTCGTCTAAATTCTTGAGCGAGTGGTTGTCCTGTTGCCTTAGCTTCAATAACCACGGTCTCAGGCTCCCAGTACTTGTACTGTTCGAGAGCTATGGCTTTAAGTTCAGGAAAATCATACTTACCCTTCATCGCGTCTAGTAGGATAACATTTGGTTCTTTGCCTTCTTCTGGAAAAAATATTCCCCAAGTTGTAATAGCAGAGTAGTCTGCAGTTTCTTTTTTTGAAAATGCTGTATCATAAGATTGTATAATTCCTTGTAAATTTGGAACATCTTTTTTCTTCCAAGGTCTCCACCATTCTCTTTTGATAATCGCACCTTCTTCAGAAGTTGGTTCTTGCATGTATTGTGCTGACCAATTTCTTATTGGTAAAGATGCTTTAACTTTCAGTAATTCTTCTTTCTCCCAATACTCAGGCCACACAGGTTCTTCATTAGGCATGATTGCAGGGAAAGAAATTTGTTTCCACCTGTCTGCCTTTGGTTCTTTTTGCGCCTTGATCAATCTGCCTGTAAGGTCATCCTGAGCCCATCTTGTCATTACGACAACAATTGTTCCTCCAGGTTGCAAACGTTGTCTGGGTCCTGATACGTACCAATCAAAACTTTTTTCCATAGCCGTATCAGACAAAGCATCTTGCTCAGTATGTGGATCATCGATAATAAGTAAGTCCGCCCCTCGTCCTGTGATAGAACCGCCTACCCCCGCTGCATAATATTCGCCACCATGATTGGTCTCCCAACGTCCTTTAGCCTTACTATCTTCTCTTAGTTTAACATCTCCAAAGATCTGTTTATACTCTGGACTGTCCATTAGATTACGAACCTTTGAACCGAACCTTGCTGATAATTCTGAGTTATGTGATACCTGCATAATTTTTAATTTTGGAAACTTCCCTATCATCCAAGCAGGAAATAAATATGATGCAAATTCTGATTTAGTATGTCTAGGAGGCATATTAATTATGAGCCTTCCTTTACGTTCCTTTGATATTTTAGTAAATTCTGCTGCTATTATCTGATGGTGCCCCCATCTTTTTGGGTTCTTATCTAATCTACATATGAAGTCAGGCCAAACATTTTTTACAAAATATATAAAATTATCCTGACAAAGTTTAATATGTTCTATAAATTTTTTTTCAACAACAGCTCTTAACTGGTCAGTTGTTAATAATTCTTTTTGTACCATCTATATTTAATCTCACTATGAACTTTTTCTTGCCACTCCCTGCCTGGTCTAGTTGTCCAACCTTTACCTTTTGCAAAGGGTCGAGTGACAGCTTCTTTTTCAAAGCCACAAGCATTCAAACTAATACCTGACTCTTTTTGTAGGGTATAAGTAATAATTTTTTTGCCACCCATAAGCTGCCATATGTTCCAAGCTTTTGCATACAAAAAACTATTAACATTTTTTGTTCCATCAGAACAGGTTCTTAGTACCTCTGCAGTATACCTATTATCTAACTTTCTAGCTACAGGTCTACCAAGCACTAGAATTCCTACTAATTTATCATTCTTCAAAGCTCCTAAACAAAATTTACAACCTCTTACCTTCTTACTATGTCGATGTAACTTAATTATAAAATTGTTAGCTTCAGCCATTGAAATAGGGATACATTTCATTTTCATTTTGGGTCCCCTTTTGTATCATAATAAAATAAACTCGACTACATGTATAGATCTTATTCTCAAGGCGATCTCTGTGTTCCATTGTAAGTTGTAGAACGTCACAAAATGTTGTGGTTATTGATCTTATGTCGTACTAGATATTGAGCCTTCTAGCAACGTCACCTTCGGGGAGAAGCTGTACCAGGCAGCAGCATCTGCCTGCTGCCTGTAACTTTTTAGATATAAGGATTGTGTAAAGAGTTAGTTCTTTTTGGTGGTATTAATTTATTCCAAGTTGGTTTGTACTTTTGTATCCAACGTCTTTCATACCATCTTATTTTATTATGATCTTTTACTCGCAGTATTTTTACAACGCAGTTCATTCTATCTAAATCATAAGAACGTAAGCGTTGATGAACGTCAAAAAGAGACATTCCAATATAACGAATAAGTTTTGTTTCTTTACCAATAAGAAAGTATATCCCCCCATAAGCAGAGGGGACATAGCTAGGTTTTAGATTGAATATTCTTTTACTCATTATTCAACTGTTCAAGAATTGGTTTTAAATTTCTAATTAGATTTTGTTTTAATTCTTTAACAATATCATCATTAGGATACTTAACCAAAATTTCTTCAACTGCACTTTCTAACTGTTTATACATAAACTGATAGTTTAAACTAGTTGTAGGGTTGTCAGTTGGTTGGTCAACTTGTTGAGCATTTTGCTCAACAAGTGTTGTATTAAGTATGTTAATTAAATCGTTATTAGGCATTAGCACCTCCGACTTTTTCATACTTAACTTTGATTTCAGTTGTTTCTAATTCAACCAAAAATTCCTCGTACAGTTTTGGATATTTTTCTTTGAATTTAGATGTATCAAATCTTTTCATCTTTCTTTGAATAAGTTGAGCAAAACCCTCAAACTCATTGTCCATATCATTTAAGATAATAAGATTTGTTTTTAAGTCTTTGAAATATTCTACATATTCAGGTTTCATAAGACTTGTTTGTTTTGTGTATTCTGAAATTGTACTTTTCAAAATACCATAGTTTAACAATGCAAGTTTTTGTTTTTGACTTGCTTTTTTAACTCTTATTTTTTTAAGAGTGTTTTTTTGCTTTGTCATAACTTTACTCCTTTGTTTTTGTTTAAGTTATAACTATCTTATATAGATAAGATTTTTAAAAACAACCCTTTTTTTTACTATTTCAAAAAAAAATTTCCTCCATAGAGCCACGCACATTAAGATTTCGACCTCAATGCGACCTATACCTCATAGCCTTTTTTTATCAAACCAACTTTTAAATTTTCCGACATAGTTCCGTGCTGGGACTTTAATCTTTCTTCTTAAAATAACTAGAGAACGCAGAAACGAGAAACGAGACGGCACGGTTTGACCGTGCCGATTGTATAAATAATAAGCACAACATAGATAGACTACTACTTCAACAAATTCGAAATCCATTACTATCTTCGCAGAACTCAATGAACTCTTTTACGTTTTCCAAAGTGAATGGATAAGAACTTCCATAATCATATTTAGATTGAATCCAATTCCACGTGTCATGGTCTTCAGCAGGGTAGTCTCTTGGTGCTAGACCTTTCTTGTTTGTTTCAGCTTCAACTTTCTTCCGAAGCATTTCATGTAGCTTATTTACTTGGGCGTTGTTGGTCTCGGCTTTTTTTGTATCTTCCTTTGTTTCATCAATAGCTTTTTTTACCATGCCATTATCAATCAAAGCCCTTAATTGATTTGCTATCTGTTTCGCTTTTTCGCCACTTACCTCATGTCCCTCGTTATGTTGCCACGCAGGTTTATCTTCATGCTCAATAACTCCCGTGTGTTCACATACAAATTGAGCGAGGCGTCTCCACCACCAAACATTGTTTCTGAAGTATTCGCCCTTTTCTGTTTTGTGTTGTCCTAGACTGTATAAATCAAAGCCCATATTTTCTCCTTTTGTTTATGTTTATCCCATCAATGTAAGACTTTATTTGGTAAAGTCAAGTACAAAATTTTCACGATCCACGAGAGCTTCTGGAAGAAAAACTGGGGGGCTGGCTCTGGGAGCTGGTCTTTACACTCTTGAGTGTCGCCCAACGAGGAACTACCAACGAGACCACGCCTCTTCCACCCGAACCTCCTCCAGCATCACCAGCTGTGGCGCCAGGGACATTACCATAATGTTATAGCTGCTAGGACCGCGAACGCAATAAACGAGGGAACGCGAGCTGCAATGGCTGCCGAAACGGCAGCCCATCCAATGATCATGATCCCCACTAACATGTTACCTGCCCCATGTGATTCCCTCCACATCTGTCTTGAACTTAACGTGTTGACGCAACTGCATCTTCGTAAGGATCCTTGGCACGTTGTCTAACAAACCTTCACCTTTGAGTCTGCTGCCCTTGGTAATGCGTACCCACATTTTCTCTGTGCCACCGCGCTCCTTGAACCACACGTACACATACTCCCGCATCGAAGGCCTTCTCTCCAGTGCTTTTATTTTAAAATATGTTTCTTTGCCGTGTTCAGGGCACGAGAAGACAACATTGTCTTCTTCCATTTGTTTGGCTTCTTCTGAGTCCAGAGGATCTCTCCAAATAAATTTATCTTTGGTCATAGTATTACCCCCACGAGCTTCAGGATAACAATGATGCTAACGCAAAAGGTTAGCTCTACTAGTATACTTTTAGACATTTCTTTCTCCTATGTTATGTGTCCCATGTATATAAGACTTCTATCTCCTGCTGTCAAGAATTTTTTTCCAGAACTTTTCCCACACGAGTCGTGAGCTCTGGTGCTGGGCTCAGCGTCCTATCCTCTTGGTCAGCGAATGGCGATGAACGAGGACGAGGAAACGAGGACTTGGATACCATCACCTGCTTCCCAGATCCACGCTGCACCAGCCAGTATCCTATTTACCTGAGTGGTGTCAAACGAGAGTTCATCAACGAGAACGTAGGATCGGGAGACATTCGCTTCCGCAGCACCCAGCTCCTGGCGCCAGAGTCCATGCTTCTTGAGTGGCATAAAACGAGGAAACGAGAACGAGCTAACGTGGACTTCGGGCTGCAGCACCAGCCGTTCTGGCCAGTAGGTTCCTGATCCCTGTTGTGCTTATGTCCGAGGACGTAGCAACGAGGTCAACGCAACGAGATTCACGGTTCACGGCCAGAATTTCTATGGCTCTTTGCTTGAGGGGGGAGTTCAGAATAAATACTTTACCACCTGCCCTTTGATATTTAATATGCCAATTGATTTGCCACTTTGACAGGCCTCGATTCTTGAGATCATTTGCTTTGAGTTCGAGCCAAAAAATAGTATTGTTTAGCACACAATGAACATCTGGAATTCCATTAGTTGTACTGCTTTCTACCCTTGTAAAATGTGCGTTTTCTTTAATCTTCTTGATACGATTCCACAGCTTAGTTTCACCAGTTTGAGACACAAATAAATCCGATCAAGAATTGCAAATGCAACCGTAAAAATCACCACTTCCATCTTTCATAACATGACGATTTATGGGTGAATCTAAATAGTCTGTAAGGTGTAATCTTACGATATCACATAGATTAAAACAGTCTAATTCAGCATAAATTTTTACATTTTGTAACATTTCTTTGGTAACTTCTACCAACGAATATAAACCATCATTGTAAATAATCAGTTCCATTATAATTTCCTTATTGATGTTATTACACTATTAGGAATAATAGTTGTATTTCCTACACTCTCCATGTGACCTGCATCTCCTTCAGCTCCGTCCTTTAAACCAAAATCAGCAAAGATTCTTGTAATACCTTTTGAACGAGACAACAAATGTCCCTTAGTAACACATCTTCCTAACTGACTTTTATGCACAGCATCAATTGTTTGCCAACCTGCCTCTCCAACAATATCTAACCACTGCACTTCTACCAAAGGGTACTTATCAATTTGAGTTTTTTCAAGTTTTTTATTTATCTTTATGATTTTTCGTGATGACATATACGTTTCCTATACTAGTTGTTAATGTGCTGTTATGCACTTCGTTAAATACCTTCATAAACATTTTCCAGTCTTTAGTCTTTAACAGACGTTTCTGGCGTAATGTCAATGATGTTTTTGGCTTCACCGATTTTCGACTCAAGCTCATCTAAACGTTTCTCCAATTGCTCTCTTGATAATCCTTCTAATCCTAAATGTGTTACTTCTTTTCGATCAACAAAGAAACCTGCCATTTTGCCTTTTGCTACCTCAGCATTAATTGCTGCAGTAAACTGACCTTTGTTCTCTGCACCGTTTCGTAACCTGTCATAAGTTTTATAAGATTTTAATTTATCTTTTTCGTAAATTGCTAATTCTTGAGCCATTCGTTTTTCTAAGTATCTACAAACATGTGGATTAACATCAGGATTGGTTAATCTACTTGCTGTCTCAGTAGGGCCATATTTGTTTTTGGAAGTGTAACCAGCTTCTTTAGCTGCATCTACCTTCGAAATCTTGCCATAATTCTCTACGTAAATATCTACAAATCTTTTTTGTTTTGGTGTTAATTCAGTAATTGTCCGTAAAGCTTTTGATTTTTGTGGCATGTCCATATACTATACCTCTATCCTAGAAAAATAAATACAGGTCAATAAAATTCTATTTTTTGTTCGTAAGAAATGTAATTTTTCCTAGAATTCTAGGAAAATTCCTAGTAGTTTCCTAGTTCTTTTTGTTCTATTAGTGTTGATATTACTTGTTTTTCCTAGTTTCCTAGTAAAAAGTGTTGAAATGAAAAAAAATTATTTATTTTTTTTTCTAAGTAAAGGGTATAGGGAAACACACTACATTAGAACGTTTCTAAAGTACTTTTTGGTTGATTTTCATGTGAATCACGTATATCTCTATAGTGTTTTTCATTTAGCTCTTTTCTCACATAAACAGGAGGTCAACATGGATTGGATCCAGGGGGAAACCCCTTCCATGCTGGCCCGTGAGCCGTGGTCAATTGCTCTTGACAACAGGTTCAAAAAAATTATATACCGTACACGATTAATTAATCATCCCTACGTTTATGTTTAAGGTAGCTCTGGGGAGGGGAGACTCGAACCAGGGCTTAAACAATCACAGAAATAAGGATACTAGTAAACAAAGCTGTCGTTGCATCACTCACGCATCTTCGTAAATGTTCTAAATGTTTACGATGGTATTTTTTAGATTCATGCTCCTTACAATCACGGTACTTGTGATATTGAACATAATATCTTCTCCAGGCTACTTGTTTTTGGGTAAATTTTATATCACCTCTTTTAATGGCTTTTATATACTGTTCTTTTACATGCTCAGGGGTAAAACCTGACCAGTAACAAATCCTTTCGAAATCATCGTTAGAATTAAAAATCCAGTTATGTGCATCGAATTTATATACACTAGACTTACGATCATTTTGATTAGTTGCTGAATCTTCAATGGCATTACATAAAACACCACGCCACAGCTTCTCCTCTGATGGCACCTCTTGTGTAGAAAGTAACTTAGCTGCGAAGCTAGTGCCCATAAGTTTTAATAAGGTAAGTGAGTAAGTCACGATAGTAAACTACCCTTTCTGGGTCACTTCTTTTTTTCTTGAAATGGAAATTATAATCATCTTCAACATTTTCTATTAAATTTGTTATATCTTGTCCAGTCCATCCCTCTATTTTAGGTATATCAAGAAAGTCCTTAAATAAACTCATATCTATAGTGTACTCATTTGCCATCTAATTTTCCACCTTCTATAACATTTAACCGCACTATCTTTGCCTTCTTTTCTACCCTTTTTTGCTTAAAATTTTTCCATATCATTTGTATATCCTGCATAAAATTTGGATCAAATGTTTCATTGTAATCAAATTTTTGACCCATATACAATCTAAACATCACACCTGTTACAAGTGCGTACTCTTTCATAGTCAATTTTTTTGCAAGTATATGTATGGATTTATGTAAATCGCTAATGTCTTGTGTATTTTTTGCCACGAATCAATTCCTTTAATTTTGTTAAAATGCTAACAATTATTGAGCCGTGACTCGTGTTGATTGGTTCTAGATACCCATTACCATCGCAATGCTGACATAACTTTAAAGGATCTGTAGCTTGTAGTTCTTCTGCGTTTGCAAAATATCCATTTCCTTTACAGGTTATACATATTTCGTATGATTGTACCTTATCAAAAGGATTAATTTCTTTAATACCAAATGTCAAACCTTTTTTTCTCATATACCCCCTCCTTTTCTCATTGCATCCAAACTGAATGTCTTATCATGGTATGGTTTAGTTCTTGGATTTTTACCTTTAGGCCACCTACATTTTATTTTCATTATTCTTTCATTATGCATTTTACCAGATACAATTATTATATCATGACCATTTTCATGACTATGCACATGATGTCTTATATACTCTGGAAGTGTAATTTCAGAATTATCTTTTTTACTCATTAATGATCCTTTCCTTTTCTGAAACAATCTTCTAACAAGTCCAATCTTTTATTTATTTTATCAATATCTTTTTTCAAAAGATCTTGCATAACATTCATCGCTTTTAAAAGAGTTGTTAACTGTTCCATTGTATGTTTGCTAACAATAACTTTATCTTTTTGATTTGCCATTGAGTAAAGTTTTTAAATATTTATCAACTGGTTGTTTTGTTTTCTTTGCACGAATGTCTACGTATTCATGTATCATTTTAGATATCATGCTCGCAGGTGATCTAAATTTAGCATCACACAAAGCTTTTAATATATCGTAATCAGGCTTTCTTACTGCTACTGACTTAAATTTATTTATATCCATGTTTCTTGCACTCCTCTTTGCATTGTTGCCTGGTTTTTATTTTAGGATCATACATTACGTTATGCACCCTTTCAAAGTAAGGATTCACATCACTAAAAGGATAACCCTTTCGCTTACTTATTCTGTTTATAGCAGCAAGCATACTATCTCTCCAATCTTTCTTTACCATATAATAGGACCCAGGATTAAACCTAGAATAACTAATAAAGTTTTTGGAAACGAAATTAACAAAATAAATATTAACAAAAAAAATTCTAAATTATCAAATTTCATAATTAATAAAATTTTGGTAAATTAACTTTATGCTTTCCCATCTCAACACCTTTTTTTACAAGTTCTTTTAAACAATCATCAAAACATGCTTTTTCATCTTTTGATTGTTGAGCCATGATCTTCATTCTAGCAAAACCAAAAACAAACAAATTATGTATGCAATGCCAATCAGCTGCAAACTTATCTTCGTTCTTTTTAAAACTTTTAATGTATGCATTAAAATGATCGTGTATACCTTTGTAAATTGGTTTTACAAATTTATCATATTTTTTTTGATGTAACTTATTTCTTTTATTCATTACTTTTCCTTTTGTTTATGTTTAATCTCATCATTCACAAGTAAAGTAACTATCTCTTGATTGAAGGGTCTGTAGATATTACCGAAGTCATCATCAACAAAAATGTTTTTTACATTTTGTTCATGTTTGATTTTTTCATTTGACGACATCATATCCTTCCCCCAATAATCTTGACCCTCTATAGCACTTAACTGTCTATCAAGTTTTTTAATAAGACGTTGGAACAACTCTGATTTACTGTTTATGTTTATTTTCATAGTCCCACTTAAATAGGATATCGTAAGTGTATTGTCAAGGGTAATTTTATGGCATAGTAGATATATGCAAGAATATTTTTTAATTGGACTTTTATGCCTGGTAAATCCATTAACTGGCCTCGATCAGTGTGCTTATATCAATGAGAACCCAATAAAACTTTATGATCTTCAAAATTGCAAAAACCAAAGTATGTCAAAAACCAAGGAAATAGTGGTAGAAATGACAGAAAAAGGTTTCTTTGTTTCGTATATAAATATTGAGTGCTATGTTGACAAGTCTAAGAAAAAGACTTGATTTTTCGCCTTTTAGTTGATAAGATAATCACATGAAGCAATATCGTTTCAGATGTTATGTAGCTGGACTAGAATTAGATAGTGTCGTAAATGCTACAAATGATCAGAATGCGATGGATGGTTTCATAGAGAATTTAAATGAAAAAAAGTTCTCGGCCGCACCCAACTCTTTAGAAAGAGGGTTTGATAAATGGGTAATAACTTATGAGGAGCTAGGATATGGCACTACAGGAGTTAATATCGAAGAAACTAGAGCTGGAGTCGAAATGGGCACAGCAAGCGTTATCACAGGGTAGAGTGACAACGGACATGAAGTGGATCGATATTAGAATTAAAGATCTTAGAACAAAGATCAATGAGCAAAGCGTTACAGATGCAAGAGCTCTTTTACAAAAAACTGGTTAAATACTAGTTTTAATTAATTTTCGTAAATCATTAATTTGGTTAAGGGTCTTATGCCCGCTTTTTTAAGGGCACAAGGAGCACAATAATATTTTTTATTTTCTATTATTATTGGTTTGGCTTCGCAGTTTTCACATGTTCTGTAAACATGTAAAATACTTTTTCCGTGTACTTTCTCATCTTTCCTTGCCATAATTTTTCCATTAGTTTAGACATATCAGGATGTTCATCCCAAGTGAGATCATTTAATTTTTTAAAAAACATTACTTCATCTTTATTTTTAGCTTTGTAAAAAAAGCTACCTTTGACATCTTTTTTTTCAAGTATTCTAAATCTATCACTTCCATCTGTAAGTTGGTTTTTTTCATCAATAACCATTGGACATAGCAAACCATTTTTTTCAATGTCTGCTTTTAATAAATCAGCATTGAAAGCTATTTTCTTTTTTATATCTTCGAATTTTTTAAGGACTAACTTATCTTTAAAAATCATATAAGTTGGCCAGGCAACAGTTCCAATACCTGCTATTTCATTTTTATGTAGCTTGTCCAAAGTCATCTCCTAAAGCAATATCAACTTTACTAGGCACTTTAAATTCCATACATGTTTCCATAATATTTTTTATCTTATTCTTATCATCTTCTGCTTTAACATCAAAGCATAATTCATCATGTATTTGTAGTTTCGGCATAAAACCTTCATTATAACAAGCAATTATGGCCTCTTTTGTTTGATCTGCTGCACTTCCTTGTATCAATCTATTTAAGGCTTTATAGGTAAATGCTCTTTTTATGTTCTGCCTACCATACTTCGATACAGCATTTTCAAATGTTTCAGGTGTGTGAATACCAAAATCTTTAGTTTCCCACATATTAAATCTACATTTTCTACCTTTTTTAGTTCTAATCACACCTTCTTCACTTGCTTTTTGCATACATCTATCGGATAATAATTTAACAAATGGCACTTTTCGATTATATTTTGCTATTAGGGATTCTGCTTCTTCCCGTGTTAACCCTAGGGATATTGCTAATTTATTTTTCCCCATTCCATACATCAGACCTAGTCCTATTGTTTTTGCTTGTGATCTTTCTATGCCTGCTAGATCTGCTACTGTTTGATGGAAATCTGTTTCTGAATTCGAATATGCCTCTACTAGTTCGGTAGATCCTTCATATCCTTCACCAATGCTCGCTGCGTAATGAACAACCATTCTTGGTTCTTGTTGTGAATAATCAAAGGAACCCCACTGACAGCCTTCTTCTGGTAAAAATAATCCTCTGATTCTTTTTGCATACTCTTTATTACGAGCGGGAAGCTGTTGTAAATTAGGATTAGCCATAGACAAACGGCCAGACACGGTCCCACCACTATCGCTACGTAATTGATTAATTTCTGCATGAATACGTCCGTTATACTCGTACTTAAGTATACTTTGCAAGAAGGTGCCATGAAATTTATTTATTTCTCTTGCTTGCATGATTAACTTACAAATTTTATGCTTTGAGTTTGATAACCAATTCGTAGTAAAGCTAGGCTCACCTGTAGGAGTTCTAGGAAACTCTATCTTCATTCTTTCAAAAGCATGACCTATAGCCCTGGCCTTCCAAACGTCTAAATCCTGACCTGCTATATCCTTAATAGCCTTCAAAACACCCTTTTCCTCGTCCATAAAGGCCTTTTTAAGGGCATTCGCCTTCTCAACGTCCACTAGGATACCCTTTTCCCTCATTTCTATTAAAATAGGCAATAATTGGCTTTCCATAGACCATACGGTTTCTAAGCTTTGTTGCTGTATTTCTACCTTAAATCTTTGCCAAAGCAGGTACGTGAGCCGTGCATCTTGTTCCGCATAAAACCCGACATGCTCTGCAGGTAACTTCCACATCTCAGCCTTGGGATCTATGCCATGATCCTTCGCTGCTTCGTTTAAATCTTGTTCACTTTTAAGTTCTCCTAAATAATCTTTTGATAAGTTGTTTAAACTGTATGACCATCTTGTTTCATCTATAATACCCGCAGCTATCATAGTATCAACAATAGGACCATTTATTTTTATCCCCATTTTTCTTAACCAACCAACATCATATTGAGCATTATGAAAAATTTTAGTTGATGGTAATGCACATACATCTTTCATATATTGAATAACTTGGGGTTCAATCATGTTACCTCCACCTAAATGTTTGAAAGGAAAGTAACCTTGCCATCCTTCTACGGCAACTGCAAAACCTATGACGTATCCATTTCCTGTAGCCCAACCAGCTCCAAGTTTATTATTTATACCTTCATCTCTAGTTTCTAAATCAATTGCAATTTCATTGTAAGCAGATAAATCTTTATACTCTGACGGACATGACCAAATATGTTTTTTAAAATTAAATGTAAATTGTAAACTCATTCCATGTACTTCTTTTTTATTAAATTGTTAATTTTTTGTTTATTACTAAATGCATAAAGGCATGCATTGTAGTTGTGTGGAAATATTTCAAAGTAAGGTCCTTCTTTTCCATGACACCCATTTCTTGCAGGATAAATTTCTAAAGTAAATTTATGTCTAGCTACGGTTATGTTTTTTCTTTTTAGATTCGCCATTCAAATCTTTTAACTTTAATTTTTCCAATTCACAATAGTGAATTATTTTATCTAGATCCTCAACTCCATTTTTGTGTAAGTATCTACATACATACTTTACTACGTTACCTTGAAAAAAAGAAAGATTATTTTTTGATATAAATTCGTATGGCTGTATATGAAAGTTTTTGTAATGTGATCCACCAACCTGCTTATCTTGTGGAAAAGCATTATCGAACATTTCTTTGTCACTCATAATTTAAATGCCTGCAGAGTTTCTAATTTTTCT